TTAGCTTGGCTTTTGATGTATTCCTGTCGCCTCGGCTGCAGCCGCCCTCGACCAGGGGGCGACGCGGCGCTCGGCAATCCATGGCAGAAGCAGTATTGGTCTCGCCTCTAGATGCGCAGAGACAATTGGGAGTTTGGCAAGCTGCTTCAGCTGAAGTCTTATATGCGTCGGATTGCAGTAGCGTTCGTCGGTCTCACCCTCGCCCACGTGGCCAAGCAGATCGGCACGAAACTCTCTGGCCACCTCCTGCTGCTTGAGGGCATCGTTGAAGAAATGGCGAAGTTGGTGCGGGGTCACTCCTGCGCCGCGCAAAGCAGGGAGCAACTCGTCGTAGTATCGATCACCCATCGGGCTCCTGCTTGTCGGTGAGTAGAGGTCCTCAAAGAGGCGATGATAGCCCAGCTCGCGCATGGCGCGGACATAGGGGATGAACCCCAGACGGATGAGCTCCGGATGGAGAGCGAGCGAGCGGATGGACTGGCCGTTCTTCAGCCGACGGATGTCATTGAAGCGGATCATGACGTAAGGATCGGGGGCGTCGTCCACGACATCGTCGACCGACAAACCGCAATACTCCTCCCGGCGCCCCCCGCTATAGACGCTGAGCAGCGACACGAAATAGAGCGCCCGGTGGTAGACATAGTCCCCGGGCTCACTGGGCCGATCCCACGCCGCGCAGCCGGTAAAGGCGGGGCCATGAAAGAGGGCTGCCACCGCCTGCCCAGCCGGAACCGCGCGAAGGTTGCGGCTGCGATCGGGCTGCTCCGCGCGCAGGACTTCGGTAGACAGATCGGGGGCCATGACAACACCCGCCGCTTTGGCGTGACGGATGAGCTGACCCAGGTAGGTCAGGTGGCGATTGAGGGTCCCCGGCAGCAGGGTCCCGACTTTTGGACCGACCTCGGCGGCCACGGCGCGCAGATCTGCAATCGTTCGGCTCTTGTCCTTCGGGCTCTTGCCGAAATTGCTGTTGAGCTGCCGCAGGAACTCCTCGAAACCGGCAAGGTGTCGCTGGCGCAGCAAAGCGAGATCGTCGAAGCCGTGCTCTTCGCGGAGGAAGCGACCGAACAGGTCGAAAATGCCTTCGGCCTGCCGCACGGCCTTGTCATCCCAGCCCTTGGCCCTGGCGCGTGCCTCGTGCTGAGTCCCGGGCTCGGCCCTTAGCGCTGCGTTGGACTTGGCGTTGACCTTCCTGTCGATGAGCTTGCGGGCGATCGTTTCAACGCGCCCGTCGGTACTCGGGTCGGGCGCGGGCGCCGAAGCCGCAGACGCAGACGCAGATGACGAGACGGTTGGCACCGGTGCCACACCCGCTGGTTCGAGCGCGGTTTCGCGCCTGACGGCAACAGCAGGCTTCTCAACAACCGTCTCCTGCTCGGTGTTCGCAAGCAAAGCCGCGAAGTCGACCGCATCGGTTGGTTGGGCACCGTATCGCTGCGGCGCGGTGAGCAGCGCTTCGGCCATGGCGCGCAAGTAGACCGGCAGCGCCTGTGCCAGATTGATCGAGCTGGCCGGTGCGCCGGCTGCCTCGATAAGCCCCCTCAGCTTCGACATCGAAAAATGGATGCCAGCAGGATCCCGAAGAGCTTCGAGTTCCTCGAGGATCCGCGCAACGCCTCGGGCGTCGTAGCCCCTGTCGTCGAGGCGCTGCAAATATGCAGCATCGATCTGCGCGTTGGCGCCGCGCTCGGACAGCAGACGATAGGCCTCGCCGCGGGCGAGTTCGAGAGCGAGTAGTTGGGACCGCTCCATTGTGGGATGACCACGCTCGATATCAGCCAGCAAATCCAGCTTCTTTCGGTGCTGGAGATGTGCAGACCTGAACAGGTGCGCCAACTGCTCCTTGCTCATGCCTTGTGTGGTCCGCGCGCCAAAAATGTCCATCGCGATCGCATCGAGTTGGGCGCCGAGATACCGGGCCGCTTTCGAATCCTTTGTGTTGAGGCTGATCCGAAGGTGCGTTGCCTTTATGAAAGGCACAAGCTGGCTGGGGATGCGTCTGCGCCAATGGTAAACCGCGCCGCGACGAAGCAGATTTGGGCCGAGAGCCATGTGTCACCTCAGTGTGACCCAGGCGTGTGACCCAGTGCTGGGTATCTTTCGGATGCCGAATGGCAGGCGAAAGAGACGAGGCCCCGGATAGCAAGGGCTCAGCGAGGATCCGGATGTCGGCTGGCTGGGGCGCTAGGATTCGAACCTAGGAATGGCGGTACCAAAAACCGCTGCCTTACCACTTGGCGACGCCCCAACGGCGCGGTTCCTACACGTTCCGGGGGGGACGCGCAACGGAACCGGAATGGCGCGGATGAGCGCTTGAAACGCCGGGAACTCGCCGCTATAACCCCGGCCAATCCGCCGGACCAAGTCCGCGTCGGGACCTTATCGGAGTATAGCGCAGCCTGGTAGCGCACCTGCTTCGGGAGCAGGGGGTCGAGTGTTCGAATCACTCTACTCCGACCAACAAAGCCCGGCCTTTCGTGAGGTCGGGCTTTTTCACGCCGACAGGGTTACCGACAGAGTTGTCGCCGTGACCCGCTACTTCCCTTCGACGATCCTGAATTTCGCCCTGCCCTGCGCAGCTCTCGTCGGCCTGAACCGCAACGGGGGCTCTGCGGCGGCCGGCGCATAGGGATCCGGTGTCGGCTCGGGCACGATCCATTCGATTTCAACCACCCGGGTATGGCAGCGCGGGCAGCTCATCCGCGTCCGCAGCGCCTCGAGCTTGAAGTCATAGCCAAAGGCGGAGTGCAGCGTCTCCACATCGAGGAGCACGACTTCGGGGCACGACGTCGTCGCCTTCATCGCCGCGATATGTCGGCGGCAGCGTAGCCGGGCAAGCCACTTTCCCTTGAGCGCGTGATCCAGGCTGGCCCACATCCAGACGGGCGGCTCCCAGGCTCGCGCATTGCAATGGCCGGATTCGGCCAACCCGCAAGGCTTGGCGCTATTCAGGGTAATCTGCCGCGCCACCTCGGCGATCGGCGTGTCCGCGCCAAACCTCTGGATCAATTTGGCGACCTGGACATCGGGCGCATTGCGTCTGCAGCGGGCGCAATCGATCCGCAAAACTGGCGCCGCGTAAGCGCGCAGCGGTGTCTCCGGGGGAACGAGGCGATAGCTCACTTCGCAACAGACTTGCGCCGCCGTGTGTCGCCTTTGCTCAACGCCAGGTCGACGAGATGCCAGTGTAGCCCGAGACGGGCCGCAATCTCTCGGTTGTTCAACTCTGGGACTGCTGCGTGAAGCGCGCGGATGCGGTTGGCTTGGGTCGGAATAACAGCGAGCGACATGCGGACCTCCGGGCGGAAAGTCGCAAGTCATACGATGAGAACGAAATAAGAACAAGATTTGCCCTCATCACGGTTCGGCAGTACCGTCTTTCAGGGACGCGAAGGTGTAAATGGCAACGGAATTGAGACTGATCGTCATCCGGACAGAAGAGGGCAACGGCAATTCCTACGGCGTTTTCAACGTCGACAACCCGCGGGACGTGGTGAAGCTTAACGGCAAGCGCTTGGTCGGCTTCGACATGCTGACCGCCTACGAGAAGGCCGCGGCGTATCGCGAGCAATTCGAAGAGCGTAACATTCCACTTGATGCGCGGCCGGAGTCCGGCCTGGTCTACTAGCCATGTGCAACGAGTACGAATTCGAGACGCAATGGAGGAGTACGCGCGGATCATGGCGCGTGAAGGGCTCGACCTGCCTTCGTGGCAGGGCGTGGCCGATCTCGCCAGCAGCCCCAGCATCAGGATGGTGAGACGGCCAGCGCGGTCCGGGCGGCCGGCAACGGCGTCGAGCTGGTCCCGATGAAGTTCGAAGATCACACCACGGGTGGCATAGGAGGCAGGATGGCGAACGGCCCCGGTCACGACTCGCATGTAAGGCGCATGATGAACGCACCCAGCGACCGTGGCGTCAGCACCGGCGTAACGCCCGAGCCGAAGGCTCCGCCGCAGACGCTTTACGTCCAGTGGGCCTTCGACAGGAACGACGAGGGCGATATCGTGCCGGCATACGAGCCGCGCGAGATGATGGACGAGCGCCGCGCTATCGCGGCGGCCGAGCTCGCGGCGGCAACGCACGTCGCCGCCATCGCGTGGAAACGAACCGTCCGACCCGACCGTGGCGAATTCGGGGAGCCGGAAGTGCTCTTCAAGCACGGGCCAGTACCCGAGTTGGAGTGATGCGCACCGCGACGCTCGTCTACCATGTGATGGATCGTTCGGGCCGTTGTCGCATTGCTGGTAACCTCGACAACGCGCGCCGGGGGCCCCACGGAGGAGCGCGTCTTGCCTGTGATCGCGGTACTGGTCGTCGAGGACGAAGCCCTAATCAGGTTCAGCACCGTCCTTCACCTGGAGGACGAAGGCTTCGAAGTCTACGAGGCCGCCGACGCAGATGCGGCAATTGCCGTCCTGACGGCGCATCCCGATATCCACATCCTGTTCACCGACATCGACATGCCAGGGTCGATGGATGGGTTGAAGCTGGCGCAATTCGTCCGCAGCCGCTGGCCGCCAGTGCGGATAGTCGTGACGTCGGGAAAGCGGCTGATCGAGGTGACGGACATGCCCGATGGCAGCCTGTTCTTTTCCAAGCCCTATGGATTGGCGACTGTCGCGGATTCGATGCGGGAGATGGCGGCGACCTATCCCCACTGATCGCCGACCCGGCGACCCTGTTAACCGGATCGAGATTTGACAAACCCGAGAGCGGTCTTGATCGGCATCGCTCCGCGCGCTAATTATTTGGCCTGCGGAAACTAAGGATCTTCGCATGGGACTGCGGCAAACAAACCCACTGCATGAGCAGATGCGCGCGGCGAGCGAGATCATCTCGCCGATGCTGTCAGAGATTTCTCACCTCAATCAGGAAGCTGCGCGGATCGCGGCTGCGGCCCACCGCATGAATGTCAGCGAAGCCGATAGGCGCGAGCTGCTTTTGCGCGCTGCAGCAGCACAGGCGGCCCTACAACGGATCGAACGGCGGCTGGACGGCGCTCTTGTCGGCCAACCTAGTGAGATAGTCCAACACGGACGGATCAAAGACATCCGCGCGGCAATGGGAGCTACGAGGGCCCGCATCGAGCAGCTCGGCGGATAGCGCCTCGCGGAGCAGCAAAAGACCCCTCGCCGATCAAGGCAGAGGGGTCATTAGGCGCTAAGGGCTAGTTGAGCTGCGTCACTCGATCGAATGGCAATGACGCGATAGTCGCTCCCGTCGTGTCGCAAATTTCCATCCAGCATCGATCCGGTGGGCTGCTGACTTCGCCCTGCTGCAGCATTATGCGAGCATCCGCAAGGGCCCAATCCCACGCAGCGCGGAGGTCCGAGAAGACACCGCCGCGCTTGTCCTCAAAAAGAACTCGGTCTTGCCGAACGTGGAAATAGAACTGGGGCATCGGGGCGTTGTACGCCGATCCCGTCCGGCAGCCGCATAGTTTCAGAGTGGGTTGAATGAGTATCCCTGCCGGCAGAAACAAAAAAGGCCCCCGCCGTGCGGTAGCTCGGCGAGGGTCCTCACCGATGAGCGTCACACCGGCCTTGAGCTAATCCGCGCGCTGCGACCGAGTTGCTTCACAAACGAAAGGCCCCGCCGGTGCGGGGGCGCCGGCGGGGCTTTGGAGGTCTGTCCGGGTAGGACTGACGGGTGCAGCTAAGCACTACGGCGGCGCGCGGGCAACCGGCTCAATGCACACCCTACCGACGCCGGCGGCGATGAGGCCGATCCGGCGTGCAGCGGCGCGGCTGAGGTCGAGGGAGCGCCCCTTGATGTACGGCCCGCGGTCATTGATGATAACCAAGACGCTTTGACCTCTGTAGGTGACACGCAACCGGGTCCCGAATGGCAGCATTCGGCTGGCGGCGGTGAAGCTGGAGCCGTCGAAGCGCTCGCCATTGGCGGTGCGGTTCCCGGATTCGGCGCCGTACCAGGAGGTGACGACGTAGGTGCCCGGGCACTCGGCAGCGAAGCCACCGGCCACACCGAACATCAGCACCACGACGACGAGCAGATACGCCCCGGCGGTGAGCCGGGCGGCGAGATTGAGCATGGGTGATGATCCTACTTGTGCGGCAGGTTGTTGCTGAGCCAGGCCCAGAAGCCGGCGCCGATGATGGTCAGCGCCACCCCGACGATTGCGACCAGCACAGTCCCGCCGACCTTGTTGGCTGCGCCGTCCCATGTCTGGCGAAAGCGGCGAAGGAACCGGAAGTCCTCACGGGCATCGTCAATGTGGTCGGGATCGTCGACCCGAAGCCCGACGCCCGCGAAGGCCTCCGAGACAGCTTCCTTCAATTGCTCAAGCTGCTTGTCGGAGAAGCTGTCGCTCGCGCTCTTGATGGTGTTGGTCAGGACGGTCAGCGATCGGGCGTGGCTGCGCAGATCGCGCTCCACCAGCTCGAGGCGTTCCTCTGCCGAAAGCTGGCGGCGGCGGGCGTGATCGTGCTCGTCGTGGTGATTGTCGTCGGTCGGCATGTCCCGCCTTTCAGGTCAGAGGTCTAGGGCGTTGCGACGGGACACAGCCGGTCGTAGACCCGGTTGTGCGCCCTGATCTCGGTCACCGTTTCGGGCGTGTCATGGCTCGAATAGGTGATCGGCCGGAAGGCAGTGCAGGACGTGTCGAGGTAATGTACCTCAATCGCGCTGCCGAGGGTCGTGCACGCTGCCATCGGCAAAAATATCGGCATCAGCCCGAGCAGCCTCAGCCAGCGCCAGGCGGGCTTTCTGTTCGTCATCCATGTCCGCATAGGCGGCCTTCCTTCCCTGCTGATAGACGGCCGAGTTCTGGATCGCGGCGATGATGGTCACCGCGATCTTGAACAGGGTCAGGGCGAGCGAGACGTTCACGGTGCCGCCGCGACGGGGATCACCGGCGTCACGCCCGCGAGTCCGGCCGCCTTGCTGATGATCCAGCTGTCGGCAACCTGAAGCGCCTTGATTGCCTCCGGCGCCGAGCTCTTCACCCCATTGAGGATGAAGCTCAGAACGGCGTTGTCGCTGGTGATCTTGAGGTTCGGCCCGAACTTGGCGATCGCTGCGTTCGTCCAGGTCTCGACTGCCGAGTGCAGCGCGTCGCGATGATTGGCCTCGATGTCGCGAACACCGGCCTCGATATCGATGCCCCACTTGGCCTTAAGGATCGAGGCGAGCCACAGCCCGACGATGCCGAGCAGACCGACGACGATATCGACGAACACCGTCGACAACTGGGTGAGGATCGGACTGAGATCGACGGTGGTGCTGGTCGTGGTCGCCTCTTGGGCGAAGGCGACAGCCGGCACGAGCGCGGGCATGGCAGCGAGAACGATGGCAGCAGCAATCGCCGCCACCTTGAGCAAGGTGCGCATTGGATAGTCTCCGATTATGTTGGGATTTGCCGGAACCGCCGGCGCGGATCGATGTTGAGCGGGAGTGAAATGACTCCCCCCTACTCAGCCCCGGGCTCGCGCTCGGGGCTTTTTCTCAGGCTGGCACGATGCTCAGGACGTTCGCTCAGATCGTGATGATCGTGGCGCTGTGCCTCGCGGGGATTGCCGTGCTGGTGATGCTGGCGCGGGGGTTGGCCTAGCTGGCGGCGGCCAGCACCTTGGCGAGGATGGTGCGCACCTTGTCGGGTGCGACGAGCGCGCGGTTGAGCTTGTCACCCGCGTAGTAGGTCTCGCCGGCCGCGACCTTGCGGTGCTGGCCCTGCGTGGTGACGAGGACGGGCAGCGAGGCCCATTCCATCGCGAGGTTCTTGGCGAACGTCTCGACGCTGATCTGGCCGGCCTTGAACTTCGCGTAGCCCCGGCGCTGCAGCAGCGCGTAGCCCATGCGGTCCTGAAGCGATGGCGAGAACACTTCCTTGCCGGTCAGCTTCATGCTCACCCGTAGATCCGCAATGGTGGGTGGCATGAACTGCGGCGCGCCGGCCGCCGATGAGCCGTAGCGCTTCGCCAGCACCTTCTGCGACGCGGCCAGTTCGTCCAGCGTCATAGCGGTGATCGGCTTCGCAAGCGTGCTCTGGTGATGGCCGTAGACGACGGTGTAGTCGTTGCCGGATTCGAACGAGTAGACAAACGCGAGCAGCAGCGCCGCCCCGCGAGGTACGGAAGCGTCCATGGTAGTCTCCTGCGATGTGGTGGTGATTGACCACGCGGTGTCTATCCGCTTAGGTCAGAGCATGTTCGCCAGATTGATCGATGGCTATTTGGGCCGACAGCAGCCGGCCGACGTCAGGCTTTGGCACAAATGGGTCGCGCCATTTCCGGTGCGACTTGTGGATGGTTCGCGGGCGGCCAGCGCCGGTCAGCTGTGGCGTCGCAAGCGCCTCGGCCGATGGGAGTACAGGCAGGACCCCGAGACGATGGAAGAGTGGGGCGCCAGCCAGTGGTAGGCCAACTAGCTTAGTGCACCGCCACTGCTGCTTTATAAACGTTGACGCTCTTGTTGTTCAGCGTCTTGATCCGAGCCGCGAAGCTGGTTCCAGCAGTGCAGGCCGTGTCGGCAGTCTCGACAACCGTTCGCCCATCCTGCCCTTTTCCAAGGCTCGCCAGCGTCGCCGTGGCCCAATGCGAGCCACCGTCACATGTGACCTCAACGGTTAGATCGGTATTGAGCGCAGTGCTGTCGATGGGATCTATTTCGAGGAGCACGCGGCCATTTGCTACGCTAGCATCGGCGGTTTGGGCGGCAGTAGCCAGTGTCATGTTTTGTGGCAACGGGTCATGGACAACCCTCATGACGGGAAGCGTGGCCGTGTCTTCGGTGAACCCGGCCACACCACTTCCGGTAGCGTCGCCCGGCGTTTTGTAGGCTCGCAGCGCCGCCGTTGCACCCAGGTTTACAGTCCCGTTCGCGTAAACAGCGACATAGTAGTTGCCCCCGGATGGCACTGTATATGGCGAGGAAAGAGTAAGGTCGGCCCAGCCGCCTCCAGGGTGCACCAAGCTCTGCGATACGGGAAAGTCATAATTCCCGGAGGAATTTCGTTTGGCGACCTTCAAGGTCACGGTCTGGGCGCCTGAGAGATAGATGCCAATTTTTGTGAGCATCCAACCCGTAGTGAGGGCCACGCTGCGGTCTATGACCACATAACCCCCAGACAATGAAATTGAGGAAGTGGGATTTGATCCGATCTGCGTCGTCGTTGGCACGATAGCGGGTCCGACATAACCGCTCGCCGCCGTATGCGACGTGTCGACGTTCGAACTCGCCCCAGCATTGATTCCGTCGGTGCCCTTATAGCCATCGGCGAAGGTCTCCAGGACCCGCAGCGAACTGCCCAACGCCTTGCTGAGGTTCGCCATGTTGAGCAGGGCATTCTGCCGCTGCTGGTCGGCGTCGAGGTCGAACTTCAGCGGCGTCAGGATCACCGTCGGCGCAGCAGTGAAGCTCACCTTCGATCCGGTCGAGCTTTCGAATATCGTGGTGCGGGCGAGCGTCGTTCCATTGTAGACACCTTGCCCATTCTCCCACTCGGTACCGTTGACGGCCCGATAGGAGTAAGTCTGGCCGCTGACCGCACCGCCGGAAAGGTTGCGGAAGGTGCTGCCGGCAGTACCATCGGAAAAGTCGGGCGTGCCCGAGTTGCCGGCGGTGAATTTGACCGTGTTCGCGAAAGCCATGAATCGATCCTCAGGTGATGACGAGTTTGGCGGCCGCGCCATCGCCGCCGGCGTAGACAACCGCCGTTGTGGTATGAGCGCCGCCAACGCCGATGATCGGGCTCTTCGGCGTCGTGGTGATTACCCCGGCCGGGTAGACCTTCTTGGCACAGGCTCCAGAGCGCCCGCCGCCGCCGCCTCTGTTTGCCGGCGCGATGCTGACGCCAGATGCGGCGCCTGAACCGCCGCCCCCCGGACCATTGCCGTTGCTGCCATTGGCGCCGCCGGTCGTCGTTGGCCCGCTGCGAGCAGCGCCGCCGTTAGGAGCAGCCGCGCCCGTGCCGCCTTTGCCGCTCGTGCCGGAACTGCCACCGTCGCCTCCATCGTTGCCGTTGAGGTTGATGTCGCCTCCGGTAGCGATGCCCCCGAGTTTTCCGCCCGCGCCGAGCTTGCCCGGAGCATTCGAGTTTTCGCCGCCCTCGCCGCCCGTGCACGACATGACGTCAAAGGAGCTGTCGCCACCCGATCCGGCGCGATTAGGAGCTGAAGCGCCGGTGCAGCCACCGGCTGCGCCGGCGCCAGACCACAATTCCGCAGTGAATCCGAAAGAGCTGTCCCACGTCAGAGTGTAGCCGGTCGACGGGACTGTCAGCGGCCCTTTGATGTCCAGATCCCAATCCGAGACGCCCCCGATTGCTGGGCTCAGATGGATGATGCGCTCGACGGCTGGTTTGCCGCTGATCGCCCCAAGCATGAAATTGCTCATGGACTCATCGACCCGTAGATATCCCAGGTGTCGGCGTCGACATACTCGGCGGTCCCAGCCGACCATTGGGCAGCCGTCTTGAGGTTGCCGTTGACCGTCACACCCGATGCGCCGGCGAGCGTCAGTTGCCCTACTCCGACCTGCGAGAAGTCGATGCGGTCGCCGACCTTCCAACCCTGCCCCGCAGTCGTAGCCAGCGTGAACGTCAACGCCGTCGCCTTATCGAACCGGATCAGCGAGCCGACGTCGGCGGCTCGCGCCGCGGTATAGTCGGCTGTCTTGGTCTGGACCTTGCGATGACCGGGCGTCTCGGCGACTGGAATGCCGCTTGCCCTGGCGTACGAAATGACCCGCGTATTGCCGGAGCCGAGCGCCATGACCTTGGCGCTGTCGCCCACCTCCACGGTGAGGTCGATGCCGCCAGGAAGGATAAGCTGGGTCGCGTGATAGGTCAGCTTTGGCGCGCCGGTGAACACCACCGTCTTTTCGGTACCGACGTTGGCGCCTGAGCCCGCAAGCTTGGTGATCGCCGTATTGCCCGAGACAATGATGTTGCTCTCGGCCGTCGACCAGAGATCCGTCGTCGACGCGGCAGTAAGCGTCTCCTGCCCGCCGCCCATGGGATTGAGCAGCCGATGGTTGACCGTGTCGATGACGAAGATCGGGCCGGCCCATGCGGCGCCGTCGAAGATGCCGACCGGCCAATAATCGGCGTCGCTGTCGTCGACCCAGAATGTGCCGCCGACCGCATAGGTTGGTGCCGTCCCGCCCGAGTTGGACGAGTAGATCGCGTTGCGGAAGTTTCCGAGCAGCGCCGCCAAGTCGGTGCCGGACATGGTGTCCGGATCGATGGTGTCGAAGTCAAACTGTGCCATGGATTAGCTCGCCTGCAGGCCGTAGCCGATTGCGTCGAAGTCGAAGGAGCGGCTGACTACGGTTCCGCTGGCGTCGTAAAACACGATGGTCGCCTGCTCGTTGTCCTTGCTCAGCCACTTGTAGTGATCGCCGGCAGCCAGCTGGGTGTACGAGACCGTCACGCCCTTGAGAGAGTGGAACGGCGGATCGAACAGGATCTGGAAGCCGCCGCCGCTTGTGCCCGACGTGATGTCCTTGTCGGCGACGTGACGGTCCGGCATGTCGATGGTCACCGCAGCTTCGCTGACGACTGGGGTGATGTTTTCGGACACCGACTTCAGCGTCACTCGGGTCTGGTCGAAAGCTCGCGCGCTGATGTCGTTGACGGAAAGCGGCGCCCACTCCGACCAGGCCGGCGAGCCGGCCGGATCGTCATCCGTGTGTCGTTCCTCGAACAGCACAGACCAGTTGGAGGAACCGACGCCCGAAAGCGTCTCAACCTCCGCGAGCGTCGCCCACGACGTCATAGTGTCGTCGCGGCTCTCGCCGAATACCGTCAGGTCCACGCTCACGCGCGAGGTGTAAATGGCGCCGAGGTCGACGCCGCTCCCGAGCATATAGGTGCCCTCAGTAAAGCCTTCCTCGAGTTTCAGCGTGCCGGTGTCGACCACCGTGTGGACTTTCGTCCCTGCCCACGTTGGCGCGTCGTTGACGACCTCGACTGCGTTCAGCACTGCCAATTGTCCGCCGGTGACGTACTCGGCGGCATTGGCGCTTTCGATGCCGGCCAGCGAGACCGCCTTGACCAGATAGGTGCCGTTGCGGGTAGCGACAGAAGCATTGGGGCTCGACAGGCTGTTCGATACCTCCTGCGCCGCGCCCCAGCTCGCGGAGGTCACGGCCGAGCTGTAGCGCACCACGTAGTGGTCGGCATTGCGATTCGTCGACGCCGCCCACGACAGCAACGTCGTGTCGCCAATCGCCGCGCCGTGCAGGCCAGTGATATCGGCCGGCGCCGCGGTGAACATGTCTAGCGCGATGCCGGTCGCGGCGACCCAGGCTGAGGTGCGTCCATTGGTGTCGAGACTGCGCACCCGAAGAGAAATCGTCGTCTCGGTCCGCGCGATGTCCGTCAGGTCGAACCCGGTGTTCTCGCCGAGATAGACCCGCACGAAGTCGAGGCCGTTGCGGGCTGCCTGCAGCTCGAACCGCACGACGCGCGCGTCCGACGACTTGCCCCAGCTCGCGGACAGGGTGCCGGCGACGGCGTCGACCGCGCGGTAGAGGTACTGGCTCGTCTGGATGCTGCCAGGGGAACGCAGCGGCCCGGCCGGCAGGGCAGTGTAGGTGGGGTCCTCGACGATCAGGTCATTCTCGACCCGGTCGTACTTACCTGGGGAGTGCAGCAGACCGCTGACCGAGAACAGGTGCTTGTCGGTCTGGTTGACCCCGAGGACGCGGAACGGGCGCGGAGCAATCTCCGAAGATGTCAGCACCCACACGGCCCCAGCCAGCGGTGATTTCGGCAGGTCATCCATCAGCGGGATGACATCGGTAGTCCCGACGACGCCCGACACGGTGCGCGTCGCGATCGAGCCGTCGGGCATGACCACATCGAGCGAATAGACCTGACCGCTGATCAGATCGACTTCGGCGTCGAGTTGCAGAGTTTTGAGGTCGATGATGGCCGTGAGCCGGCCGCCCATGCGCAGGCCAGCATAAGCCGGGTCCGCGAGGTCGATGAGGTTGCCCGGGAAGAGGTCCGCGTGATCCCAGGAGCAGGCATACGTGACCGCCTCGCTCTCGTCCTTTTCCGTCTCGAGGACCCATTTGCCCGACCGCCGCGCCTGCCCGCGTGACGAGCAGAGGATCGCGGTGATTTCGAGTGGCCTGTACCCGAACTTATCGATGAGCTCGGCGTCTTCGACCACCTCGATGTTAGGCTGGTAGTTGTCGCTGGGATCGTTCCATGTGACGAGCACCACGCTGTGCCGCGCCTTGAGCGCCTGCCCCTCGTAGGAGAACGTGCCGTCGACGACATTGGTCTGGTTGACCAGCTTCACGGGATCGGACGGCATGTCGGCCGTGGCAACAACCGTGCCGCTCGACCAGTAGACCATGCCGCGAAAGACGCTCGCGAGTGAGGTGAGCACCCGATAGGCGTCATCTCGATCGGCGATCACGCCATTGCAGGTGTAGCGCGGCTCCATGCCGCCCAGACCGTCGGGGACCTGGCCGTCGCAGTAGACGCCGATCTGATAGAGGTTCCACTTGTCCGTTTGCGACGCGCTCAGGAACTCGCCCAGGCCGAAGCGCTTGTTGGTTGCGACCATGTAGAACACCCAAGCGGGGTTGTTCGAAAAGGCCGTCTTGAACGTGCCGTCCCAGATCCCGTCATAGGTGCGGGCGACCGGGTCGTAGTTGCTCGGCACCTGCATCTTGATGCCATCGATCAGGAACGATCGCTTGGGGATGCGGCCGCCGAACGACTGCGCGTCGCAGATCGTGCCGAAGAGCGCGCTGTCGGGATAGATCAGGCGATGGTCGATGATCGTCGTATAGCTCGACCACACCAGGTCCCCCGCCTGCGAGACCGAGTCATAATCAGGCGAAACCCGCGTGACTTTGACACTCCACGGCCCAGCGCCGAGGTCGGCGACATTGAAGGCATAGGATTTGTCATACGGCGCGACGCACTTGCCCTGAATGGTCTCATCGACCATCAACTGGTATGCGCCAGCCGCCGACTTCGCCTCGATCTTCAGCGCCAGCGAGCCGGGGTTGACGTTGCCGGTCTTGCTGTCGGCGGTCCACAACGCCGGGATGCGCACGGTGACGCGGGCGCGATCCGCATTGGTGTCACCGATGGTCTGCACCACTGGAGTCGCCTGCAGGACAGTGAGCCCAACCGAGACTTCCGCTTCGACATCAGGAAACCCGTCGAGCGGGGCTTGATCCGGCGTGCCGGTGCGGCCGTCAACGGTCACATTGGCGAAGTTCGACCGACCCGTGCTGTCGACCAGCGGCGTGCCGTCGAAGAACACACTCTTGAGGCCATCGACGAGACCGACGATCTCGCCCTCGGACACCAGGTCGATGACGCGCGCGGTCGACGTCGAACGCAGCGTGTTCTGTGCTTCGGTGGGGGTCGAGGACGAGGAGCTCCCGCCCTTGCCGCCCTGCCCTTCGATTGGTCCGATCACGGCGCCTGCTCCGCAGCCAGCCCAGCGGAGACGACGACCGAGCCGACCAGCATGCGACCGATGACGATCGGCACGGCACCGCCCTGCGCTGAGACGTTCTCCGGCCCGTTGAAGATGAAGGATGCGCGCTCGTCGACACCGCCCCGGCCATTGGCCGCGACAGGCTTGGCCGTCAGCAGCGAGGTCGCGCCACCCAGCGACATCGAAATGCCGATGCCGATGCCAGCCTGGGCAATCGTCCCGCTGAGGATGGCGTCGGCGCCGAGAAACCCTGCCGGTCCCAATGCGAAAGCCGCAGCCGCGATGGCGAGACCGCCGACGATCTTGCCGACGGCGCCAAGATCGATGCCGGCGCCAGCGAGCACGGGCACGATGTGCAGTGCCAGCCGGCCGAGCCCGAACTTCAGCTCGCGTTCACCCAACTCCGCACCCGCATCGATCGGCCCGTGAATAATCTTCCACCGCCCCGCTTCGATCGCCTGACGGAAGCCGCGGAGCTGCAGCGCGAGCGCGCGCACAGCCTCAGCGGGCGACGCAACGGCAAGCCGGTGCAACTGCCCGAAGCGCTCGCCGAGCGCTCCGTGCAGGTGAATGTCGCGAACGAATTCGGTCAATCGCGGTACCTGAGAACGTGGGTGGTGTGTGCCTGCCACGGCCCGAATGGCTCGCGGCGGGAGAGACGATGCGACAGGTGATGCAGGACGAGCCCGCCCTCGATCACCTGACCGCAATGGTTCGGGACATCGGAGCGGATCGCCATCAGCACCATGTCGCCCGGCCGCGCGACTTCAATCGGCTGCCGACCGGCGAGTAGCACTTCGGCAAAGCCCGCCTCGGCAAAGCCGGTGCGGAAGAGGTCGCTGCCCTTGGTCCACCACAGATCGTCGCGCGGGAAGTCGAGCAGTTTGATGCCGCGCTGCTGCCAAAAGGCGGCGCGGTAGAGCGAATAGCAGTCGCGGATGCCGGGCTGGAACACCCGACCGATCAGCGGCTCGTCGAGCACGAAGTCACCGAACCAGAGCGGCGTGGTCGCGGTTTCGCCGTCGGTCGAGACGATGCCCCATGGCAGCGCGGAATCCATCTGCCCTCGCATGTCGGCAGCGCTCGGCCATTGCGGATGGCGCTGGGCGATATGCGAATGGATCACCGCCTCGAGCTGGTGCTCGGTCCAGACGCTCGATGGTAGCCGGAAGCAATTGAGTTTGTCCTCCGCCTCATTGGGCACGGGGACGAACACGCCACCGGCGACGATGCCGCAACTCTCTTCCGGCCACGTGGCGAGCGCATGGGCTCGCGCTGTCTGCTCGACCACGGGGCTGAACATTATGCGCGGAGAACGCCGCCCACGCGGAGGAGCTTTTGCACCTCGTCCCGCACGATCGCGCGGACGACATCAGCCAACGGCCTGAACTCGTCTTTGCCGATTTCTACCGCCTTGGTGCGATCCTCCTGCTCGTGCATGGCATGAGCGGCGGGCGCGATGGCTTTCCAGTTGTCCTTTACGAACACGGCAAGCCGCTCCGCATCAACATCGAGGTCGAGATCGCGCTTGATGAGCGTAGCAACGAGTGTTGCGGCGCGAACGCCGTCTGTGGTCTTCATGGAGCATCCTTCCAAGTTGTTAGGCTGGTATCCTCGCCACGCCCGGAAAAGCGCGGGTTGGGAGCGGCGCCGTGCCGAAACGCAGCTTACAGTCCGAAAGCTTCTTGCCGCAGCGATCGCCGGCCGCAGTGGTCGGCCGGCCGTTCGCGTCGAAATAGTCATCACCGGCGTAAGGACAGGTGGCCTCGGTGTAGTCGAACGAGGTGCCGGTCCAGATCCGATAGCGATGGGTGCAGGCGTTGCGCAGGATCGGCCGACGCGGCAGGTAGACGCCCTGCTGGTCGGTCGCCGCAGCAAGCTCCCACTCGATCACCACCTTGGTGTAGAGGCGCTTCCGATCGATCCGGTAGATGTCGAGCGGGAAGCATGCGGTGCTGTCGGCAAGCGGCTGCCCATCGAGATATCGCCGAAATGTCCTGATCCTGGTCACGGTCGCGCCGAGCAGATCGCCGAAAGCAATGACAGCCGCACCGAAGGCGAGGCTGACGTTCGCTACCCTAAGAATTGGCGTCGGCAGAGGTCCCCGGCCTGACCATTCCCAACCCTCAGTTTCGACTGGCATCGGCAGGTAGTCATTGCCACCGCGCCGCACGGGCCCAGTCTCAAAGGCCGATGACGTGAACCGAGTGATGTCGCCGCCAAGTGACCTCGCGTCGAGCTCGTACAGCTCGACATAGTCATCAAGCTCGAAACCCTGAACGAGTGCAGTCAGGCCGACCGGCTGCGAACTCGCCGCAAACAGCGTGACGTCGTCGAGCGTGATGCTCGCGGTACCGCTGATCCGGATGCCGCCTGCCGCGTTCGCGGTGACGTCCGCCAGGTTGATCGAGGCCAGGCCGCGGATGGCAACCGTCGCCGTTGCGCTGGCCACCACGTCAGCAATGGTGATCGCCACCACGCCGGTGACAGGCGCATTGCCGCCGGATGCGAGCACTGCGACATCGGCCAACGTGATGTCGGCAGCGCCCTGCACCTTGATGGTGCCGCCGGCGACACTGGTGACGTCGGCAAGCGTAATGCTGACGCTGCCGGCGACTTTGACCGCACCAGCGGCCGAAGGGCTGACATCGGCCAGCGTAACCGCCAGCGCGCCCGCAACCTTGACGGCGCCTGCGGTCGACGCCGTGACGGCCGCGAGGGTGATCGCGACAACGCCGCTGATGGTACTCGGTGCGCCACTATCGCCGAGCGGCAGCTCGCCGAGCGCGCCAAAGCCTGCCATCGATTAGCCCTCGATGTGAACCCGGAGGCTTAGTTGCTGGCCGTCAGCGTGAAGCTGGTGATGGTCACGTCCTGGCCGGAGGTGACCGAGACGTTGTCGAGGGTCATATCGCCGCCGCCACCGGTCGCGGTCACGCTGCCCTGCATATGCACCGTCGTGCCGTCAGATGCATAGATACGGAAGTGTGCGGCAGTGCCGGTGTTGTCGGCGGCAGTATCCTCCCAGGTGCCCGACTTGGCTTTTGCCCCGCCAGATGCCGCGGCCATCCAGTCTGTCGGCAGGTTGAGGGTAGCGAGCACCGTCCCGGTGTCGGCGTCTGATACGTTGGTCGGCGCGGCGCCGGTGCGAATCTTGAGGATGGCGGCGGTGCCGATTGCCGTCTCAACAGCATCGAGCATGCCGTTCTTCACGGCAGTTGAGAACTTGAACGTCATGGAGTTTCCTTACAGATCGAAGACTTGTTCGAAGTGGGCGGTGATTGAGTCCTGCAGCGCCTGAGCGGCCTGCCGGGACCAGGTGGTACATTTCCATTTGCGTTGGACGGCTTCGTTTGGTGCCGTCCATAGGAAAGCCTGATAGCCACGGTGGGCTTCAAAGAATGCCTCGATGTCGTCGGCGTCGGTCAGCTCAAGCACCGACCATCCTAGGTCCATCGAGCGGGCAATCGCGTTGAGACCGTCGCCGGCCTCCTGCCTGTAGCCATCACCAAATGACGCCGTCAGAATACGGGGCGTGACCTCTCGAGCCAGCTGCCCAACAGTCGGCGGCCATGCCGGGTTGAAGGTATCCATCAGGCGACCTGGTTCAATCGCCCGCCGATGCGGCTCTGTCGATCGAACGCATCGAGCACTTCCTTGCGCACCATCGTCCGCAGCCCACCCACCACCTTCGCAACATAGGCGTCGTCCTGCACCGCATTGCCCGAGCTACCCTGCAAGTTGATGTCCCCGAAGACGATTGAGACGCTCGGCGCGGATAGGTTACTGTTCGCGGCGGGGCCCACAAATCCGCCGCTGGCAAAGCGCGCATTGATCGCCTCGAGCTGCGGTCGGTAGACCGCCGTCGACGCGGCATTCACCACAAACTCACCGTTGGACAATCGCGCGGCGATGCTGTCCGACGTTCCAGTCCCGGAGCCCGAAATGTAGCCACCCGCAGCGTGCAGTCCGGCAGCGCCCCAACCCCCGGTGAATGCACTTCCCGTAGCGCCAGAACCGCCGCCGAATAGCCCACCCAGAAGTGTCGAAATCCAGTTGGCAACCCCGCCAGTCGCCCCGCTCGATTGACCGCCGCCGCTCCACAAGGCGTCCCATGCCTGGCTTGTGACAAGGTCAATCATTTTGTCTTCGAGCTTATTGAGAGCTGCGATCCCGGCGTTCGCTACCGACTCCCAGAAACCCTGCCCCTGCCGCTGGTTGTCGGCCATATCGCTGAAGAACCCCTTGAATATGTCGCGGTCGGTCGAGTAGGCGTCACTCAGCCGGCGCGTAGCGATCTCCGTGGCGGTCAGCTGATCGGCGTATCCCACCAGTTCCTGCCGCTTGGTCCGCGTGCCGTCTGCGGCCATACTGTCGAGCGCAATCCCCTTGCTCTCGGCCGCCTGCAGCACGTCCTGTCGATTGGTGAGCTGGGTCACGGCGTCCGCAGACAGTCCGATGGATTGTTGTTCCAGCATCGACGTCGCGGTCTTCTGCTTCATCGACAGCGTTAGTTGGTCGTAGGCCTTGGCCTGCCGTTCCATCTCCTTGATCTGATCATCGGTCAGATCAACGCCGCCACCTCCGCCACCGCTCTTGGGTACGAGGCCTGTCGCGCCGCCGGCAATCACCGGCAGGTTCGGAATATTACCGGGCTGGTTCAATTTCGCGAGCTGCGCTTCGAGACTGGCAATGCCTTGCTTCCGCATGGCGATCGCCTTGTCGGCGCCGCTGAGCGTATTGCCCAGCACCGCGCCCATTCCATTGAAGAAGCCGCCCAGCGACGTGTCGTGCTGGGACGCAGCGAACGTGGCGTTGTTCGCGTCCCGATCTGCCTCAAGCTTGGCGAGAGCGGCCTTTTCCTGCTCCAGTTGCGCCTCGACGGCTGAGGCGGTGTGGCCGGTATTGGCCTGGGCCTGTAACCAGCTCAGAAAACTCTTCAACTGGCCCCAGGTGGCACTGATGCCATTCGCCACCATGGTGATCATCCCGAAGATGAGCGACCCGAATCCCTGCACCGCTTGGATGAACTGCGGATCCTGGAATGTCTTGATCAGGCTCTCCACCGAGCCGCGCAACTGGTCAGAGCCCGATCCTGTGCTTTCGAACAGGTCACCGAACGCCTCATCGAGGGCGGACAACGCGCCGCCGAGGGTGCCTCTGGCGGCCTGCGCTGCCCCGCCGAATTTACCTTCGAGTTTGTCGAGGATGAGCGCCTGCGCGCCGGCGACATTGTTATGCTCCACCATCGACTTGATCGCCGCGCGCTCGCTCGCGTCGAACGTGCCAACGGTCCTGGACAGGCTCGATACGCCCTTGATCGGATCGTTCAACGCCCGTCCGACCAGGCGTGCAGCACTGTCCAGATCCATGCCGAGGGCCGTGGCCATGTCGAGGACAGCCTCCGTCGCCCTGGGAAACGTGTCGTGGCCAACCCGGGTGAAGGTCAGCAGCAGCGCTTGCGCCCCCTCGACGGCCTCATCACCATACGCGGTCACGTGCTCTAGCCCCGTCGCCAGCTGCATGAGCTGGTCGACAGAGTAGCCGGCCTTTCCGCCAGTTGCCTGCACGGCCGTTGCCAGTTGCTGCTGGGCCTTTTCCGCCTCCTCGGTCGAGGTGATGAACTTGTGGACGATGCTCTCGACCACCGACCATGTCGCATAGGCGGCAACCAGCTTGCCCACGGTCGAGATCATTCTCGATGTTGCGAGATCCACACCGCGTGCGGCGACCGACAGCACGTCGAGCTTTTTTGCCGCACTGTCGACCTGCGCGCCTTGCACCAGGATATCGAGCTTAAGCAGATCAACCATCGGCCCCTCCCTTATTTTGCCGCACGCGCTTTGCGAGGCTTCGCACCAAGCCCCCTCATCATGGCGCTGACCCCAGCGCCGTCTTCCGCCGGCACCTCGTTCGGTGCCGACGATGTTTTTTTCGCCCCGATCGCCCGCACCCTGTCGTCGAGCGCGCAGATCAGTTCGAACTCGAAGGGCATGAACGTCACGCCGGACAACCGCGCAAAGGCCTCGATTTCGCTGGAGGTAAGCGGGTTGGCATCCATCCCAATTTGACGGCGCCCGTTGAGGCTTCGGAAGGCATCCCAGAGATGCTCGAGCTCCGGCGGTAGAGGTGGAATGTCGCCCTTCCAGCCACGTGTCGAGGCGGCCTCGGCGTGGGCGATTAGCTCGTCGCCGAGGCCGGCAAGAAATTTGCCCGGTCGGCAATCGCCTCGTCGATCTGCTCGCGCACCCACGCCAGGCGGGTCAATAGTTCACGGGCGTTGGTGCGCGAATATTCGAGCGGACGTCCGCCAAGTTCCAGATTGGAGGACCATCCGGTGACACACGAGACCAGCGTGCCGATCGCCTCGACTTCGAGATCCTCAGCGGTCATCCGCGACTTGCGGTTACCGGCCGCCGTCAGGCGCTTGTTGGCGATCGACCGGCGCCGGGTCTGAAACTGCGGCGAATCCACGCCGACGATATCGATGGTGACCGGCACATTCTTGTCATCGACGAGCGGCTCACCGCTGACGGGGTGGCGGAGCGTGATGGTAGCACCTGGCTTGGGTTCGAGCGTCGCGAGGTCCATTACGGCGCCTCGTCCGCAGGAACTTCGACGATCTCGGTGTTGATGCCGAGATTGAACGTAGTGCGCACCACGTTGTCGTTGTTGCCGTAGTTGTCGCGGGCCGACTGCACTAGGGCGCCGAAATAGTACACGCTGTCGAGATAGTCCTCGTCCGGCGCGTCGGCCGCCACGATCTTGATAGCATATTCGAACTTCGTTGCCGCCGCGGCGCGACCGGCAATCTGTCCGGCGTCGAGCGGGTCACGTCCGCAGGTCAGAGCCAACACGCCTGCATCGTTCGCGCCTTTGGAGTGACGCACACGCGCATTGCCGATTGCCGTGAACGTGACGTCCGCCGACTGGTCGCCGAACTCGCCCAGTGTCTCGACCTCGCCAAATTCCACCCACGGCGTCAGGGCCGCGTATTCGACCGCCGTATCACAGGTCGCGGGTCGGACCGGCCCGATGTAGATTTTGCTGCCGGAAGCAGTAGTAATGGCCATCATCGGCCTCCTTTCAATTGGGGTTAGTTGGCGTCGGGTGCGACCGACCGAGGCGCCTTCGCCGGCGGTGTAGTGACGATCGGCTGCAGTTCGTCGAGCGGCGACACCGGGATCTTCAGCGCCTCATAGGCGGCAACGATCTTGGGCCAACCCGGTGCGACATAGACCTTGGTCGCCGCCGGCTCCGGCTTCAGGAAGTGCCGCGGATTGCGAAAGGTGCGGCCTTCGAGGCCTGCGACCATCTCGGTCGAATAAACGACTTCGGTCATTGATCCCTCCAAATGAAAATGGCCCGCCGAAGCGAGCCGTTGAGCGTCAAAACCCCTGACCGGTCGGCAGGGGTTTTCAGTCCCCGTTGCCGTCGGTCGTATAGGTGACAGTATAGGTCAGCGTGGCGAGCGCCTGGCGCGTTTCACCCTCGCCATCGAGACCAACGACGGTGGATGTGAGAACGCAGTTGATCGCCTTGCCACCCAGACGGCGGCTCGCGGCGATGGCCTGCTCGACCGACTCGCAAAGCATGTCCAGCGCCGCATCTATGGCGTCGGCAGCCGAGATGCGCAGCTCCACGGCCGCCGTCAGTGTCCGTACCAGCGTACCGCTGACGCTGAACACATCCGACGTTTCTGAAATCGTATAGACAATCGCGCAGGGAAGTTCTGATACGTCGGTCGGTCGGGTTCGCGTCGATGCCACCCGCCCCGCGAGCATCGCCACGGTCCCCACTCTGGCCGCGATGGCGTCACGGATCAGCTGTCTCTTGTGCGTCACGAACGTCGCTCCAGTACTAGGGCTGTCATGCCTTCGCCGTCCGGCCGTTTGTCCCACACGCGATACAACAGCCCGCGCGCGACGATCACCGTTGCGTCGTCGATCGCCGGCAAGTCGACAGTCTTGACCGAAATCGTTGTGATGCGGTCGGAGCTGCCGCTTTCGCCATCCTCGGCCGGATAGTGCCGCGAGTCATAAATGGCCTCGACCGGTGACCCGTTGATGGTAATCGGCAGAGTGTCGCCGAAGGTCTTGAGGACCGTTGCATTCAGCAGGCTGAAATCCATCTGGGTTCCTCCTAGAAGGATGGGCGCGGCCGAAGCCGCGCCCCCATGATTCACGCTACAGGGAGCGCCTTCAGAGCTGTGATGATGTCGTCCTTCTTGGCCGGCACCTTGTCGCCCAGCAGCTTCGCCGCCGCCGCTTTGAACCCCTTGAACGACACGTCTTCGGCGTCGGCCATGGCGATGACCTGCGCCGGCGTCTTGGGGCTGTCGTCATCATCGACGGCGACGGTGCGCACTTTGCGAACCGCCGCGCCGAGGAGCGTCAGCCGCTTGACGTCCGCCTCATCCTTCACGTCGAACTCGGCGCCGGGCGCATGGTGTTTGCCGTCATGCTTGACGGTATGGCTCGCGATCATCTTCATCATCAGAGCACCTTCGCGCCGAGCGTGGCATTGATGCGGTACGGCACGACGAGCGGCGCCGACTGCAGCAACAGGTAGCGAGCGGCCGGGTCGGGCTGGGTCCACGACTTCGAGAAATAGTCGAGAGCCTGGAAGCCGGCAGCTTCGTCACGGATCGCACCGTAGTGGCGGACACCCTCGAGCTGGGTGGACGCCATGGCGAGATAGCCATCGGGGACGTACTTGCCGACAGCGCCACTCTCGTCGACGTAACTGTCGGAATAGACCCAGATGCGGAAGTCGCCGACCGTTCCTTTGTAGGTCGCGCCGGCACGCGTCGAGTCGGGACCGATATCGAGGTTGGTCCGGGCACTGAGGCCAACCGACTTGTCGAGCAGTTCCTTGACGTCGTCATTGCTGCGGAACGCCGTGTAGACATCCTGGGCCATCACGACGTCAACGGCATTTGCGCCCGAGGCCGTGCGGATAAGCCCCGCCCAGGTCTCCAAATCTTCAAGCGGCGTCGACGTACCGGCGCTCCACAGATCCGCCCCCGACAGCGTCACGGTGAGGCTGGCGTCGCGGCCGAAGTCGACGACGACGGTCGGATATTTTTCGCCGGTGATCGTGACCCGGCCGGTGAGCAGCGCTGCCGCCGCCATCCATTCTTGACGCCGCGTCAGCATCGCTAGCTGGTCGGCACTCTCCGACGCAATCGCCACCTGGCGCTGCTGCATCGGATCGATCGGTCCGGCAATCGGCATGCCGGGTGACCGGCGGATCGCCTTGCCGTCCTCGAACACCCGCTTGTCCTTGATGTAGGCGGGCTTGAACGAGTTGGTCGTGTAGCCGAGGGACTGCACGATCTGGCCCTCGACCAGCGGCGAGACGAACGGCGCCAAGCGGGGCTTGCCGGCGAGAACGTCGAAGTAGATTTCTTCCGTAAGCGAGACCGAGATCTCGGGGAAGAACGTGTCGAGAAGGAACGACTGCGTGTCGCCCTTCAAGTCCTGGACAACGCGGTTGAGCACCGCGGGGCTATAGAGATCGACCATGGTGCATTTACCTCGTGAGGCTGGACTGGAGTTTGATGCCCACGTCGCGGAGGGGCTCCCGTGCGGATGCCGCGGTGTGGCCCGCGCCATAGGTGAGTGCGTTTTCGTCGAACACGCCGCCGAAATAGGCGACCGTCACCTTGTCGCCGCCGGAGGCGTCGCAATCCTCGGCGAGGATCACTGCGGGGACCTGCGAGCCATCAACCCCGGCCGCAGCGCTGAGCTTATATTTGCTCGAGCCGGCCGCGACGGTGATGTCGAAACCATCGCCTACGACGAAGTCGGTGGCGCCATCGGCGACCGCGAACTTAACGTCATTGTCGAAGGCGCCGGCACCCCCCGCCATGACGACATCGCCGAGCACGAAACCGTCGGGGTCGGTCACGCGGAACGTGCCGTTATTGGTGGCCGCGGCGACGAACCGAACCTGGTATACGCCGACCTTCGCGCCGCTGCGAACCGGCGTGCCGGCATCCATCGTCAGCGTGCCGTTGCCCGTGTTGCCGCCGCCCTTGGCGGCCGACGACGCTGCACCAGCGGCGATTTTGCCGAGCACGCTGCCGCGCTTGCGGTTTTCGCCCGAGAGGAGCGTGATCTGCCGGGTCTGGAGATTGTCCTCGCCGGCGAGGATGCCGTCGGGCGTAAACGTGCCTTCGGATTTGAACGATGCGGGCATATTAGGCGCTCCTCTTCTGGGTGCCGGTGAGGCCGCGATAGGCGGCGACGATGCCCGCCGCAGCCATCGCGGCTTCGTCGCCGCCGGGTCCAGCCTGATGGGCACTGCGGATTTCGGGGGACTGGGCCGCCGTCATCGTTTCGAACAGCTTGGCGCGGACCTGGTCCATCGTCAGACCGGCGGCGATGAACGTGTCGGCGAGGTCGGCTGCCATCGTCGGGCACGATTTCCGCGCCAGCTCGACCGCCGAGCGGATATTGCTGGTGTTGTCGACGCGCGCCTTGGCCTGCTCGACCGTGAGACCTTCGACGATCAGCACCGACGCCATGGTCGGAACACCGGCCTTGGCGCAGAGGTCGACGATCGCCGCGGCCGAGGTGGCAGCCGCCGTGACGGCCGCAGTCTGTCCGGCGGTGAGAGCAGCGATATCGGCCGTCAGCTTGGTGTTGTCGGCGGCAAGCTGGTCCGCACGTTCTTTTTCAGTCGGCATGGATTTCTCCGGGGTTTGACTGGGGTGAGCGGCGGAAACCGCCGGGTTATCGGGCGCGCGAAGCGACCAATTCTTGCTCTGCGCCATGGCCCGAAGCTCGCTGGGGGCATGCGCATAAAGGCGATAATCAAAGGCTGCGACCGCGACCGCCTGCGGCTTTTCGGTCGTGCCGGTCGCAAAACCCGCGGCAACAGCCTGCTCCGGCGTGAACCAGGTTTCGTCCTTCATCACGACCCGGCACTCATCGGCCGTCTTGCCCGAGGCGTCGGCGTAGACCCGCGCATAGGAGGTCGCGAGCGCCTCGAGGCCTTCGATGCTTTTGGCGTGATCGGCCGAGGTGCCCATGGTGATCGCGCTGGGATCGTGGATCATCAACACGGCACCGGCCGACATCGTACGCGCTGCACCGGCCATCGCGATCAACGAGGCAGCCGACGCCGCGATACCTTCGATGACGATGTTGGTCACGCCCTTGCGAGCGACCAGCAGCGCGTGGATGGCCGAGCCTTCAGTGGCTATGCCACCGGGAGAATTGATGTGCACATCTAGATCGGCAGCGTCGTCGATCTCGGCGAGCGCCATCACGACGTCGTCGGAGGTGAAGCCGTCGCTATAATAATAGTCGCCGACGTAGCCGGAGAGCCGAAGCTTTCCGTCCTCAACAATAGCAGCCATGTCGTGGTCCTCAGTTCGTGGCGCGCGGCGCCGGGTCGTCGTCCTGACCGGCCGCGACGCCGGCGGTGCTGGTCTTTCGCGGATCGGAATCGAAGATCAGGCCCTTCGCATCGGCGCGCTCATTGTCGGTCGCGATCTCATCGTCGATCTGCTCGACGTCTTCGCCGCCTTCCGAGACAACGTTCCGGCGGGAATTGAATCCCGCTCGCACCTCGAGTTGGCGCGCCTGCACATCCTGCACTGGGTTGATGTAGGCCCAGGCCTGCGGCACCCATTTCGGCCGTGCGATCATGCCGACCGTGATCCCCGCCGGCGGCGTGATCCTGCCCGAGAGGACGGCGAGTTCGACCCACCGGCGAATGACCGGCCGGCACCACTGGAACACGACTCCATGATGCTGCCACACGGCGCACCGCCGGCGGAACTCGTTGACCGCGGCGCGGAAGGTGCGATCGTTGATCTTTTCATAGTCGCCGCTCAGCTGCTCATAGAGAATGCCAAGCGAGTTCGCGACCGCCCGCAACTGGGCCCGGCCGAAGTCGATATAATTGTTGCCCGGGTCGGGCGGCTCCGACCATTCGATTGTCTTGCCAGACGGCAGCATCTGCACGGTGCCAGGCTCGAGGCCAGCGAGAGCCACGCCGCCTTCATCCGCTTCGCCCTGCCCAGCAAACACCGGATCGGTCTCGTCCGGATCATCGTCGTGGACAAAGCCGGTGAACAGCGCCGCGATCTGCTGCCTAACGAGCTGCGCGTCATCGTACTTGTCGAGATCGTGCAGCTTCACCAGCGCCCGGGTGAGCCAGGGTTCGCCCCTCACCATGCCGGGTCGGGTCAGCATCGCCAGGTGCGCGATCTCGGTCGCCGGCACAAAGGCCGTCTCACCGAGACCAAAAGTGGTCAGAAAGTTCTGGTCGTTGGGGTGCGACTTGAACAAATGGTAGCCGGCCCGCCGGCCGATGCTGTCGAACTCCACGCCGCACCGCACCGCATTACCCGTGGTCCGCGGCGCGTTGTTTTTATCGACTGGGCAGAATTCGGACTCCACGACCTGAATCTGGAACGGCACCGACAGCCCATCCTGCGGCAACCGGGTGCGCAGCCGAGAGAAGCAATCCCCTCCCTCCACCATCGAACGTACCGCCAAGGCCTGGAGGCCATAGAAGTCGAGGCGGCCATCGGCATCGGCCTCGTCCGTCCACGCGAGGAAGGCCTCAGCCAGGACCCGGTTGAACGCGGAGTCCGGCGTCGAGAATTGTGGCTTGATCCCGGTTCCGACGATATTGGTGACCAGCACTTCGACGCCGGTTTCGGCATAGCCGAGTTGACGAACAGCGTCCCGAGACCGCGACCGCAACATCTCGAAGGATCCGTCGAGCATTTGGTTCGGGCCGCTCGAGGGCGGGATCCAACGGCTGAGCCGCGGGCTGGTCGAGCCCGCCTGATACCCCCCATAGGCAACCGGCTGTACATAAACGCCGGTCCCTTTGATGCGGAACCGAACCGCCGCCTGCGGTGCCGGGATGATCTTCGCCGTCATGTTAGCGCAGCCCCTTCCCGGTCACGAACCGCACCTGGCGCGTCCGCCGCTGACCGGTTGCCCCCGCCACCTCGGCCTGCATCATCGACAGCGTCTGCAGCATCTCGGCGAGCGACCGGTACATCACCTCACGATCACCAAAGCGCACGCGGAGTGCACCCTGGGCGATCGCCGCCTTCAGCGCGTCGATTTCAGTCTGGGTGAAAGCCATGGTGCTCAGCGTGAGAGGAATTTCGAACGCGTAATCGTTGTCGCCGCGCGCTTGCGCGGAACGGGTGTCGCGGCCGGCGCTGCCACCGGCGCGGCGTTAATCGACGCGGCAGTCGCGGAAGGTGCGGCAGTCGGCGCAAACTCTCCGAGACGAACGGCATAGGGGTTGGACGCAAGATTGCCGGCCCATGCCGGCGGCGCCTGCCAGTTGATCTTCTCGGCCTTGAGCACGATCACCAGGCCGCGCGCCATGACTGCAAGGTCGAGGGACTCGTTGCGCAGTCCGCTCTTCCGCTCCCGCCAGCCCTTCTCCGTCCGAACCTCGGCACAGAACTCGCCGAACACATTGTCGCTGAGCGCCGATGGCAGGTGATATGCGTTGGGTCCGGGCAGTTTCCGGGTCAGGGTGAGCGCCACCTCATCCTTGATCAGGTCGGTGCCCAACTGCACGATCCGCAGATCGGTGCGACGCTTCAGCCGCGTGCCCAGAACCTTTTCCGGCGCAGCATAAAGAACGCGCTGCCGATCAAGACCGCCCTTGCCTTTGGACAGGAACACGCGGGCGCCGAGGCCCGCCTTACGCATGTCGCGGTAGAACGCATAGGCGTTTGCGGTCACGCCGGCCGCGCCCGCGCTGTCGACAATGAGCGCGCGCGGCAACAGGGCCAGCCCACCGGATCCTGTCACAGGATAAGGCTTGTCGAGAAGCCGCTTCACCGCCAGCCAGTCTTCTTTGTACCGGCCAGGGTCAATGGCGCGACGCGCACCATCTTCCGGCGGCTGCACGATGTCGTAGCGGTCGATCAACCAGTGCTCGAGCTCGTGGCCCCAGGCTTCAGCCGAAACTACGAACCGGTTTTCCTGCACGTCCACCTGCAGAGTAATGAACCGCGTACCCTCCGGTGCGAAGCCCAGAGGATAGCGCTCGGCCGCGGCTTTCAACGCATCGCTGACCAGGCCGTCGCCGACGACGCGGATCATCGGCAGGTGCGGACGGCCCTGGTCGAGATTGATTGTTGCCTTCAGCGACTTCTCGTCGCCGCGTTCGTCGAACTCGGCCTTGCCATCGAGATATCGCGAGACGAGCTGTGACCAGCTCTGCATTGCCGCGACCGGCCCCTCGCACCAATACGACACCGTCTCGGTATCGCGGACGGTCGGATCGTCGATCTCGCAGACCGCATCGCCAGCGGCAGTTTCATGCAGCCACTTACCGGCCGCGTTGAGGCGACTCTTCCAGTCCGCCCCGATAACGCAGCCCGACGCGCAAATCATGACGGCCGTGCGCGCACTTTCAACAGGACTGTCCTTGGTCTCCCAGTGCAGGCGTTCGAACAGCGGCTGGAACCAGTCGCCGCAGTGCGGACAGCGCCAATAGAACTTGCCGCGCGTTCCCTGGTTGAAAATGCCGAGGATGCCGCCACAGGGTGGCGCCTCATGCACTGTCGCCGGCGTCCAGTCGTCGCGCTCGATGGGCCGACCAGGCGAACTCTCGACCACAACCATGCCGAGCGAACCGGCGTGCTGGACGCGCTTGCGGGCGAGGAAGAAGCCGTCGCCCTCCCCGTCGATATCGTCGGGAAAGCGGTCGTAGTCGGTCATCAGAACGGTGAAATATTCGTTCTGGCTGAAATTGCCGATCACCGGCCAGCGGATCTGCAGGTCCATTCCGCCGGCGAATTTCTTCTCGTGCAGATTGTCCGACCCGCGGCCCGACATCTGTTTTCCGCTGAGCGGCGGATTCGCTCGCAGCATGGGCGCCAGCTTGCGCTCCGAAAACTGCCGCGCCGATTCCTGCGTCTGGCAAACGACCAGCATGTCCCGTGGCTTGCAGGCGATGCCGTGTCCGATCGTGTTGAGGACCAGGCTTTCCGATTTCGCGGTACGCGCCGGACCGGCAAAGCCGACCGCGCTGTACTTGCGCGAAGTGATCTGTGCCGAGGGCTCCGTCATGTAGGGAGCGAAGTCATTCCGCCACCGCCCCTGAAACGTCGTTCCCGAAAGATAGCGCTCTGCCTCCGCCCAGTCGGGCACATTGATCCGCCGCAGCGGCCTGAGCGCCGGCAGCGCCTGGCGCACAACAAGCGCAGGATCGCAGAATTCCGGCGGCGGCAGGTCGGGCAAGAACCGGCGCCAGGCCTGATGCTCAAGCATCGAAAAGTTCTTCCTTCATGAACTCATGCCCGCGTTCCGGCCGTGCGGTCCAGAACGCCTCCATTTTTCGCGCCATCTCATCGGCGATGCCGTCGCAGATCTCGACCAGCGCGTTCACTGCCTTCGGCGTCAGGGTCGGCTCTTCTCTCTCGATGCGGTCCGGCGCCGAATCCAGCGTATCGCGGACCAGAGCGAAGACCGCCTCCAGCAGCTCACGGACATCTTCACGTTTCAGCAGCCGATTGCGCTCCGCTTCGAGCTGCTCATGTGCGAGCTGGGCGGTGAGGATATCGCGCCGCTGCTTCGGGTCGAGCGCCTCGATCGAGTCACCGCTGCGGCCACCGACCAGGGCGAGGCGCATCGCGGCGATCGCGGTGCGCGCATTATCGCTCCGCAATTCTTCGCTGTGCTTGCGCGCCTCATTCCACGCGAAGCAATGCGAGAGCTTCAGCTCGTACGGCTTGCCGTTGCGGCCGGTCTCCGACACCGGCATGCCGGCATTGATCCAAGCTGTGACGGTGTTGAGGGACGCGCCCAGCGCCTCGGCCAGTTCCTCGCGGTTGAGCACGGCGTCGGGCACGCCCTCCGGCAATGGATGGCGGGCGACGAGCGCAGCGATTTCCGCGTCAGTCAGCCCGTCGTCAGCCATTTGAGTTCGCTCAGTCCCTTCCGTGGAACAACAACAATCACCTTATCGATCAATCACTTGGTCGATATTCTACCCACAAGCCCTGCGGTCCCAAATTACCCTCAGGACTGTGGAGATCGCAGGGGCCCCGTCGCCCTATGTGGCCGATCGCATGGCCTCGGCGATCGAACTTTCGATGTTCGCCTTCAGCACGCCGTTCGCCGCTGCCGGCGCGCGGGTCGCAAAGCCGAACCGCGGTTGGTATGCCGCCTGTTTCTCAAACGCGACCAGCAGCTTGAGCCGCGTCTTTTGCTTGCCGCGACCCGTCGTGACTTTGCGTCCGCGCCTCGAGCCCTTGCCCTTCACCTTGGCATTGCCGAGGCGCTGGTACAGCCCAGGTGGCAGATGCCCGGTGCGGCCCGAACCATTGGAGACGAACGTGTTGGGCAATTGCTTGGCCCGACCAATCGCACCACGCGCGATATTCCCATAAGCGTTGGTGCGCTGCTCGACCGGCAGGTTGATCGGACTGCCGGGCTGCGGCGCCCGAGCCCCGCCCGTCTCTTCGAGCTGCAGGTATTGTGCCTGCAGGTCCTTCACGAACACGCTCGCCTTCATCGTCGACTTCGTCGCCGATGTGATCGCGAACGCTTGGCGCGTGAATGGTGTCGGCCGGTCGAAGATGGAAGGCATCTCCGTCGAGAGTTTCTGGCTCGTTTGTTTGGCGGTCATCGTCAGCCCGCGAGCGATGCCGAACCTCAGGTTCTTGTCGACCCTCGCCTGCACCGCCCGCACCTGTGACTCAAGCGAAGGCATACCGCGGAAAACTCCTACCAGGCGGTAAGGGGTTTAGCGCTCTTACCGGCTCAACTTTGCATTCGGCCATTGGAACGGCGCTCTGCAAACACAAAGCCCGCCAACGATTGCTCGCAGCGGGCCTATTATCGGGCGCAACACTGCACCTTGCACCCTTCAGACCAGAATTGCCCCGATTCGGTCAATCGCATTTCGACGCATCGTCAACCGGCACGTCCCAATCGTCTGCCGCTACGCCCTCACTGCGCACTCGCCGATCACCCCGCGCCATGCTGCCAACCAATGCATCAAGCGCTTCTCGCACCCGCCGGCGTGCACGTAGCTGCCCGTTGCCGCCTGCATCACCGTGGCTACGCGCCAGATCCCGCACGCTCATCTCGTCGCATACCACCTGGTCTAATGTTCGTGCGTTAAACGGCCCGATGCGCCTGCGCAGGAAGTGGAGTTCCCGGCGCGCAGCTGCGCCGTCCTCCACTCCATCTCGTCCACCTGCTGATGTGTCCACGCGGACGGCCTCGTAGTCGATCGCGCGGGTGGCACCGATCAGGGCACGGTCCGAGAGCACCCGGTAGCGGCCCGCTGCCGCCAATTGCGCGTCATTGAGCCCTTTCATCCGCGCTAGACCACCGACCTGGGTGACCAGATTGACCATGCGCGGCATCCACCGCGCTTCGCTGCGTCCCTCATCGAGGGCAGCGCTCACCAAACCTTCCGTGGTCAAAGGGTTTTCGATGTGACGCTCGTGCAACACCATGCGCTCGGTCTCAAGCACATCCATTTTCGTCTTTCTGACCATTCAATACCCCTTTCGATACCCCTACTTGCCTATCCGCCGACGGCAGTCCGCGGTGGTCCCGTCCACTGGACGCCATCGAGCGCCACCTGCCAGCCGGTGCCGCGCTGCTGCCGCTCCACCGCGTAGGCCTGGTCCCATAAATCGAGCGGTATCATCGGATAGACACGGACCAGTTCGGCGCGGTCATGCGCGACGAGGCGGGCCGTGACGTCGTCGCTGACGCGTTTTTTGACCGCCTCTTCGAAGGCCACAGCCATTTGCGTCGACGGCATGACCATCAGCATCTCGCGCTGCCGCGGATTAGGCCGTCGGCCAATGCTCGCGCGCAAAGGTCTCACCACATCCACAGATCTATCTATCTGTTTCAGATTCAGGTTTTGGCGGACTCTGGCGTCCGGTTCGGCGGCCACCAGAGTCCGGGTTGACCCCATCGAGTCCGGTTTGGCCCTGTTGCCGGCGCGCTGCGCCATACCGGCAAGCGCGTCCCATTTGAGATCATACGCATTGGTGTTGTGCCGGCCGCCATGGATACGGCGCTGCAGCAGGCCGGCGTCCTCGAGCTGGCCGATGGCCCGTCGCACCGATCGCTCGGAAAGCCCGGTTTTCTCGCTGATATAGCCATTGCTCGGGTCGCAGCGGCCGCTGCCGAGGTTGAAGCACTCGACCAGGACGCCGCCCACCCGGCGCGCACCGGGGCGCAATCCCGGGGTGGTGAGCAGCGCGGCACGCGCCACGGCCTTGACCGAGCTGCTGGCATGGATTGGGCCACCGACGACAACGGTCCGATCCGGACTCTGGAGTCCGGTCTGTTCATCCTTGAATGCCGTCGCCGGCCCATTCGAGTCCGGTATGGTCCGATGCGATCCGGACTCGCGAGACCGGCCCCCGATATCTGGCAGCGCCTCGAGCTCGTAGCACGCCGCGACAAGAAGCGGGCCATCGAGGCCCGCGCGCTGGAGAGCAGCGATGATGTCGGCACGAAGGATCAAATCGACCGATCCTTCTGCAGCTCGCCGGCGCCGAGGCGAGACCGCGCCCAGGCCAGATATTGCGGATCCCTGCGCATCGGGTCGACCCGCGCCGGCACGCTGAGCAACACCGGCTGCGGCCGCCTGACCGGGGCCTTGAACGGAGCTGGCGCCGGCGGACGCGGAAAACGCACCGGCGATCGGCTCTCGATCACGGCGATGACCAGCGCTTCGGCAATACCCAGGCCGGCCGCGATTTCGGCGATGGTGTAGCCTTCGGACGCGCCCCAGACGATCGGCTCGGCAAAGCCGTCGGCAAACTCAGCCACCATCGCCCACCCCCAGCGCACGCACGAGATTTCGGGTGTCCGCATGTCCGGCATGGCCCAGCCATGCGCCAAGGAACCGCTCGAGCCGGTCGAAGTCGCCGGCGGCGCGATAGGCGCCGATCTTGCGCTTGGCCCGCACCACACTGTCGCGACGCAGCAGCTTGTGGCTGGCCCAGATCCGATAGCCGAGGAAATTGATGCCGCGGCTCGCCGGCGCGATCGACCATTTCGAAAACCGCAGCCCCAGCTCGTCGGCCGAATAGTGTTCAATCTGCTGTTTCAGGCCGCGCAAATGCTCGTTCGAGGTGCTGAGCACCACGAGATCGTCCATGTACCGAAACCAGTCGGTCTCACCGAGGCCCTGCTGCAGCAGCCGGTCGAGCGTCATGCCGGTATAAAGATTGGCGAGGATCTGCGAGGTCAGCGAACCGATCGGCAACCCGATCCCCTCGCGCGGCACCATGGTTTCGAGCAGCTGCAGCGTCGCGCGGCAGGTGATCTTCTTTTCGATCAGCCGCCATAGCACCGGCCGCTCGATCGAGGCGAAGTAGCGCGAAAAATCCGTCTTGAGGAAATACACCGGCTGGCCGAGATGTTCGAGTCGGCGGATGGTGGCCTGCACGTCGCGCACGCCGGCATGGGTGCCCTTGCCGGTGCGACAGGCATAGCAGTGCGGCAGCAGCGTGCGGTCGAGCGGCGGGCCGATGACGAGGCACAGCGCCTGCTGCGCCACCCGATCGCGAAACGGCAGCGCCGATATCGTGCGCAGCTTCGGGTCGAAAATCTGGAACTGGTGCGGCTCACCCGGTACGTAGGCGCCGGTGCGCATGTCCCGCGCCAGCTCTTCGAGGTTCAGCGGCTCGAACTCCTTGAAGTCGAGATAGCCCGGCGTGAGCCGTTTGCCACGCGCGGTGAGGCGCAGCGCCTCGCGCATGTTGCTGTCGGCCGTAATGCGGCCGATGAGATTGCGATAATGTTTCGCCACGTGACGCCCGCGACAATATGGGTGAAAAAATACCGGCCGCGGGTCTCGACACGGCACGGGGAAAGCGGTTGGCGAGTGCCAGAGCGTCCCCCAGGAATGCCGCGCTACGCCCCGTTCTACCGGATCGTGAAATGTGTTTGCCGAAGCAGGATGATCGGGCTGACCACCAACTCCACGCCGCCGACCGGTTGGCCTGAGCCAGAGGAAGACGGGCAAGAGCGATGTATGAAGCCGGCGAGGCCGTGGCCGGCGCCGAGCGGAAATACCTTCAAACAGATATTGGTCGTCACTGCGGCCGCGCGCACCGATCCAGTCGTTCGAGTTGTCCGGCCAGTTATCGACGTTCGCGTACCGGGAGCCGGCGAACTCGCCATCGTCCCAGTTGCCGCCGAAGATAGCCGCGCGCCGCATCATTTCCCCGTTCACCCCTTGAGCTTCCCGATCCACGCGCCAAGCATCTTGCCGACCTCATTGAGACGGCGGAGCGCTTCGCCCGCCTGATGGGTCGTAAGGACGGCTCGCGCGTCATTGGAGAGGAAGCGCAACCAGAACCGCAGCGTCGCCAGCTGGGCATCGAGCTGATAGAGGCGCGACACCTGGCTGGATTTGCCGGCGGCATAGAAGGCGGCGATCGGCTCGAGCAAAGCAGAGAGCACGGCATCGCGAATGACGCCGTGCTTGCGCGGGCAGTTTTGCACCTTGGGGTAGACGTAGTTCAAGAAGTCCTCGTATTTCTCGACGATCGCCATCCCCTCGTAAGAGGACCGTTCATCGCGGACGATGGCGTTCGCCTTGATCATCTGGAATGTCGTTCGCCGGCCGCTATCGCGCCGGCGATTCAAGCTGCAGGTGGTCACTGCGGCCGCGCGCACCGACCCAGCCGGCCGAGTAGCCCGGCCAGTAATCGACGCGCGCGAACCGGGAGCCGGCGAACCCGCCAACGCCCCAGCTGCCGCCGAATCTCCAGGCGTTGCGCGGGCCGTCCGGGTCGCCGTCATTGCCCCAGGTCGACATGTTGCCGGTCGCCTGCATCACACCCCATTTGCTGGTGCGCGCGACATCGAGCTTCGTCATCTTCGGGTCTTCGCCGATGGACGTGCCCTCGGTCACGCCATAGGTGGCGGCGAAGAATTCCTCGGGCCCGAGCAACTGCTTGCCGAGCATGCCAAAGATCTTCACGGCGGTCGGGTGATCGAGGCTGTCATAGGGCTGCTCGTCGGTCTCATCCATCGGCACGTCGGTGCCGTCGGCGATCACCACGCCGAAGCGGCTGCTCCCGCCGACGAAGGGGTTGCACCCCAGCAGATAGATGTCGCACCAGAACCGGCCATCGATGCACGCCATGCCGCGCGGGTCCTCGCAAGCCGGCCGATAGCCGATATCCCAGCACGAATAGGGGTTGATCGCCGGCAATTCGTCGCCGCCGGCCCGGGCCGTGGCATTGCCGCCGGGGGCAAAATGGAATCCACCCAGTACCCCGTCGAGATCGGCGCCCCACACGCTACCGTCGCGCACGCTGTTCTCAGCCGGACTGGCCTGCAGCACATTGTCGACGAGGCGAATGACATAGTCCGTGCCAGCGACCAGATCGGGCAGGATGACCGGCGTCGCGAAGTCGAACAGATGGCTGTCGCCATCGATCAGGAAAGTCGTGCCGGCGAGCACGCCCAGCGCACCCCGATCGGTGGGCACGAACACCGGCCCGCGGATCGCCCGGGTGATGCTGGCGATGGTCGTTGCTCCGACAGGGGCCTTTTCGGCCGTTGCGGTCTGCATGGTTTCAAGTCCTCAGGTTTGAAAATGAAAAAAGGGGAGACGCCGGCGCTATCGCGCCAGCTCAGTCAAGCTGCAGGTGGTCACTGCGGCCGCGCGCACCGATCCAGCCGTACGAGCTGGCCGGCCAGAGATCGACGTACGCGCACCGGGAGCCGGCGAACTCGCCACCGACCCAGCCGCCGCCGAAGATAGCCGCGCGCCGCACGTCCGGATCGCCGTCATGGCCCCAGACGTAGAGATTGCCCGCCGCCTGCATCATCCCGCAGCGCGACGTGCGCGGCATATCGAGTGCGGTCCGTTCGGGCTTGCTGCCGGTGGCGGTTTTCTCTGTCACGCCATAGGCGGCGGCCCAGAATTCGGCGAGGCTCAGGAGCCCCTTGCCATGAGCCGCCATGATCGCAGCGGCGGTTGTATAATTGAGATTGACCGCTTGCTTGCCATCGGCCAGCTTCGGCCGGCGCTCGCGCCCTTCGGCAATCTCCGCACCGGCGACGCTGGTGCCGCGCGCCAGGTGGTCGACGTTGAGCAGGTAGAGATCGACCCAGAACGGCGCCACATGTTCGCTGCCCGGCACGCCGGCCACATACGCCATGCCGCGCGGATCATGGCACGCCGGCAGGAACGACACGTCCCAGATCGACGCCGGGTTGATCGCCGGCGCCGTGTCGCCACCGGCCCGGCCGGCAGCATTGCCACCAAGGGCGAAATGAAAGCCACCAACGGTCGACGCATCGGCGAGGGCGGCATCGGTCGCCTCGACAGCCTCGAGGTACCCGTCGGCATGGCGAATGACATAGTCATGGCCGGCGACCAGTTCGGGTAGCTGCACCCGCCCTCCCGCCAAGTCATAGGCCACATCGCCCTCGAGCAGGGCAACGTCGCCGGCCATGATCAACGACGCGCCATCGGCGGCGAAATCAAAGGCCGGCGCGCCGGGGCGCGTTTTCTCGAACGAATAGAGCGAATCCACGATGGGTCGCTCGGCAACAGAAGTCTTCGTCATGGTTCAAGTCTCCAGGTTTGCTAGAACAGTGTTTTTTGATCGTCGGTCGGAACGGCCGACAGCTTCGCTTCCAAGGCGAGCCAGGCCGGCAATGTGATGCGCAGCCGACTGATCCCGTCTTCGATCTGGATGGACACCCGCGGCAGCCAGGCCTCGGTGCCGGCATCGTCACGCACGAGCACGCCTTTGGCAGTGCTGCGGACCAGGGTGCAGACCAGCGTCACCATCCGACGCCGATCGGCAATCACCGTCTGCGGCGGCAGGCCAGTGCGGTCGGTGAAGCCGATGCTCATCAGCTGCACCCCGTCGTGGCGCCGCAGGCCTCGCAGACGAGACACGAGCCGTTGCGCTTCATCTGCAATGAGAAACAGTTCGTGCACGTGTCGCCGGTATAGCCGCTGAGCCTTGCGGTTCTGCGATCACGGGCCGCCGGCGCACCGATCTCGCCATCGACAAGCGTTGCCGCGAGGTTCGGAGCCGTGGATCGCGGCGACGGCGCCGTCGGTAGCAGTGGCTTGCCGGCAACGACAACGCCGATCGGCAGGCTCGCGGCGTGATAACCTGTGACCTTGCCCTCGACATTGGTCCCGAGACGATGAAAGCCGGCGCTCATGCGCGCCTCCCGGCGAACGGCACGACCGTGCTGTCAGCCATTGGCATGCCCCCCCCGATTTCCTCAGGTGGCAGGTCGCCGACCTTGGGTAACGGCCAGGGGATCGACGAGATGGCGCGGTCGCGGGAGTGGTCCGCGTCAGCCGTGGCCCACATCGGGGGCTTGGCCAATTCCGGATGCGGCTGGATCGTCGCCACCAGGCGCGCAAACACCGCGGCCTTGCCCATGTCGTGACCGAGCTTGGGCCCGATCACCAGCTGGCGCTTGAGGTGCTCGCAGAACTGCCGCATCAGCGCCGGCGCCGCACCCTCCATCCCGTCTGCCAGCAGCTTCAGTGGCGACTTCGGCAAGGCGAACGGCGCGATATAGCGCTTGATGATCTGCTCGCGCTCGAACGGGCCAGGCAGCTCGAGCGAAATATGCATGTCGAAGCGGCGCCAGATCGCCGGGTCGATGTGACCGCCGAAGTTCGTGGCCGCGATGACGAAGCCCTTGTGCTGCTCGAGGCGCTGCAGCAGCGTATTCACATACGCATTGCGCTCGTCCTCGGCGCCGGACTCGGTGGCGCTGCGGCGTTTCTGGCCGATGGCGTCGAACTCATCGAGAAACAGCACTACGGGTGTACGCTGTCCGCCGTCCCGATCAGGGTCTAGGCCTGCCGCAGCCGCATCGAACAAATTGCCGATCTGCTCGGCCGTCTGGCCGAGATATTTGCTGATCAATTTCTCCGGTCGCACCGCCAGCATCGGCAGGCCGAGCCGTGCACTCAGATGATGCGCCAGCGTGGTCTTGCCAACGCCCGGCGGGCCGTCGAAGATTGCCCGCTTGCGCGGCCCGATGCCGAGCTTCTGCAGTTCGTCTTCAGCGAAGATCTCGGTCAGCCACTCCAGCAACGCGCCGCGGACCGGCTTGCTCAAGATCGGCTCGATCGCCTCTTCGGGCTGGAATAGATCGCCGTAGCGATTGAGGTCGGTGCGCATGGGCTAGTCGTCCTCGTCCGGACCCATGCCATCGCCGCCGTTCCCCTCGCGCCAGCCCTCATCGAAGCGGGCGCGGCGCGGATCGCCGAACGGGAACGGGTTATCGACGACAGGGCGGTTCTGGAGGGCGTACTCACGACCGAGATCGGCAGCGCCAGCCTCGTCGATGTCGGGCACTGGCGGTTTCTGCGCCTTGCCCGGCTTTTCCGGCGCTGGCTTGCGCTCGCCCTGCCCGGCTAGGACTTCCTGCTTGGAGACCTCGCCGAACAGGTCGCGCGTCAGCCGCCAGGTCTTGCCGGCCACGTTGACATCGATGTGTCCCGCTCCGGACGGCGGCACCGCCGGCTCCATGTATTCAAGGATGGAGTCGAGCGATGCCTTGTCGACCGCGGCATTCTTCATGAAGCGCGCCAGAGGGGGCTCCGTCGCCATGCCGAGCGCGTGCAGGTAGATGTCGAGCATCGCCTGCGCTTCCTGCAGGTCGTGCGGCTTGGCTTTGCGGATCTTGACGATCGCATTGAAGGTTTTGAGGTCGAAACCGGACGCGGCGATCTCGGCGTTCACAACCTTGATGTCGTCGCCGATATCGCGGCGGTCCGATTCGAGTTTTTCGCGACGTTCGACGAACGCCATCAATTCCTGCGCCGATCCGGTATTGTGCCCGATGGTCATCGCCCTACCCCCTGAGGTTTTCTATTCCGCCGCCTGCTGTTGCTCGGAAGCCGGCGCCACCTTCGTCGTCGCGAATTCAGGGCCAACGTAGGACGGCGTTCTGAGCTGTGGCGGCAGCCAGCCTGTGGCGCGCGCCTGGTTGGCGGCTTTGGTAGCCATTTCGCCCTTTTTGCCGTCGGCGAGATTGCCTTGACCGGCGAGCGGGCTGGTCATGTCGCGCCAGGCCAACTGGATCAGGGGCTTGGTGATGCCGGCGAAGTAGGCGTCAGGGTCGAAAGGCACGCGCGGATCAACCAGACTGATCAACGCCTGCTTGCCATTGCCCGCGCCGGCCACACCGTCCTTCACGCTTAGATTGTGCGCAACAAGATCGGCGAGATCGACCAGCAGGTCATCGACACTCTTGTCGGCGACCGCCAGCAGCGTCGCGCCCATCGGCACGCCGCCGAAATCGTTTGGGTTCGCCTCGACATAAGACGCCATAATCTTGACCGGCGTTTCGCGGTCATAGCGCGAAAGTGTTTGCGCACGAAGAGATGCGACAAGAATCCGCAGCGCCAGTTCCGGGTTGAGCCGCACCTTGGCCTGCAGCGCCACTGTCATCCGCTGGCTGAGATCGAGCGAGACCGGCGCGCCCGGCGCCTGCAGGTCGGCGGCGGGCTTGGCGGGCGGCGCTTCGCCGGTCAGCAACTTCGAAACCTTGTCGCCCGGGCGCACGACACCGAACAGGACTTGCTGCGATCCATCCGACCAGAACACCACCCCCGACGCCGCCTTCTGCTCCGCGGTGAACGCATGGCCGGCGGTCTCGGTGATGACATCGATACGATTTCTTGCGGCGTTGAATTCCTCTTCAATTTCGCCAGGGATTTTGGGCTGTTCATCGCCGTGTTCTGCCTCCCAGGTCCCCCAATCGAAGTCCTCATCCAAAGAGGGGTGCGCGGCCGTGATCTCGGCGACCCGCGCCTCGAGTATTTTGATATCCGCAGCGGCTTCGTCGGACACCGAAACGGGCGCCGGCTTCAGCCGCTGCAAACGATGCGCGACCCAGCCGTAGCCAGCATCGTTTTTGCCGAAGGATTCCGCCGTCTCGGCAAACAGCCACCCCTCCTCAGTCCACGCGGCCTTCTGCTCGGCCCAATGCGCGTCGACCAGTTTGGTGATGATCTGCGAGCTGATCCAGTACGAGGGTGACTTGCCGTCGAACGCGTCGCCGAGGATTTTACCGCCGGCAGCGACGTACGCCTTCTTGCCAATCAGCTTGGCGAGCTCGCTGTTGCCGCGCACCAGCTTTTCGGTCAGCCCTGCTTTGATCGAATGCGGCGCAAGCTGCCAGCTTTGCGACCTCTTTAGGTAGGCCGCCTGCTTTGCCGGGTCGGACTCAATCGTGAAGGCTTGCGCCGCCTCGAAGGTGATCTTGCCAGCTTCGAGGGCGGCGAGCACGTCGGGGTGCAACGCGGCCAGCTTCAGTCGCTGCTCGACGCGCTTCACCGTCACGCCGAACCGCGACGCGATTTCCTTGGCTGGCGTCGTCTTCGCCATCTTTGCGAACGCCCGGAATTCCTCGACCGGCGTTTCCGGCAGCCGCATCAGGTTCTCGCTGCGGCTCGACTCGTACGCGCCGGCATCGTCCTCGTCGCCGAGGATCACATGCACCGGGAACTCGCCAGTAACCGTCACGCCCTCGACCGCGCCCTTGGTGTCGCGCAGCTTGCGCAGCGTGGCGAGGCGACGGTTGCCCGCCGATACCCACCACTTCGGCGCATTGCCCTTCTTGGGCGGCTTGCCGGCGAACGGCCGCACGCGCAACGACTGCAACTGCCCCTTGTGCGGCAGCGAGGCGAGCAGGTCGTCGAGCTGGGTCAGCCGGTGCTCGTGGCCATCAATCGCAATGGGGTCGTGCTCAAGCTCGTCGAGCGGCACGGTCATCGATTTGGTCATCGTGACATCCTTTCAAGTTGGCGGAGTTTCAGTTCCGACACGGTCGCCGGCGATCCTGGGTGAGGGCGGCTCAGCGCAAGGTGGGTGGGGCAATACTTGGGCGGCCTGCCGTCGCTCTGGTCCTCAGCGGGACAACCGCAGAAGAGAACGGGGCCATCCCCAACCGGCCATTTGCACTGGCCTGGCACGAGGTCGACGAGCGCTAGAGGTGTCGTACCGGCGAGTGGCATGAAGGCTTTCGATACGAACCGGGAAACGTCAGGCGCGGTTTTGCGCGGCGCGTCGAGGCCTGCACCGAACTTCATCGGCGCGAGGTCGCGCACAGCATCGAGCTGCGACTTGGTCGACCCAGAGAGCCGCCGATTGGACTTGCTGACGGCAATCGCCGCGGCCGGGCTCACGCTGCAGCCCCGTCGTCGACATGGTCAGGGGCCACAGCCCCGCTGAGAACCATCACCCGAGCCACCATCGGCGGTTCCATCCGGTAGCCGGTGCCTTGCACGGTGCCGATCTCGACCATCCGGATTTTCAGCTTCTTGCGGATCTTCGAAATGAAGACATCAATGATCTTGATGTCGGGCCCGCCGGTCGGCTCGTCGCTATATGCCGCACGATGCAGCGACTCCCGAGACTTCAGCTTGCCGTCGAGCAATGCGTCGACGAGTCGGCCCTCGCTGCGGGTGAGCGCGAAGGTCTGCATCAGATCGGCAAGGCGGTTGTCGGAGGCCGCCTTTCGGTTCCAGTCCGCCGCCTCGTCCGGTTCGTAATCCAGCGCTTCTTGCGCCTCGGCGCGCCGGCGCGCATCGCCACGCGTCAAGGCTGGCGGGGAGGTCGCGAGAGCCGATCGACCGGCGGGCGGATCGCCCATCATGCGGGCGGTGATGTCTTTCCCTGCCGGTTTCGATGGCGGCGGCAGTGCAGCGACGCCGGCGCTTAGCCTCGGCCGTTCGGTCCGCGCTCGCGGGCCAGTCTCGTCGGCCCAGGCAGGCAGCACGACTTCGACCCAGCCATCCTCGACCTGGTCGAACAGCACCCATCGTTTTTCTTCCGAGCGGTCGACGAACATCGGCACGAAGCCGAGATTCAATTGGAAGTACGGCCCACCGCGCTTGCCGTCACCGGCGCCCGCCTCACGCTGCGTCAGGGCCGCCGTCCCGGTCTCGGACTTGCGAAGTCGCACAAGACCGTGGTGCTCTTCGTCGCCGATGGCGACCTCGATCCGGTCATGCCCGGCCCAGCCAAGTTCAGCCGCGACCGGCGGTCGCAGCGTGAAGACCAAGGTCGCTGGCGCAGACTTGAGTTTCTTGAGGGACGCGGCAAAGCCGGTACCCTTCGCTAGGTCGGCCGGGGTGATGATCGTGTGGGTGGAAAAGCTCATTGGGCCGTCCTCTGCTTTGTGGTGAAGTCGCTGGCCATTCGGCGCTGCCGATCGCGGCTGCCGATGCCCATCCGCTTGGCGCGGGACTTGACCGCGTCCTTGCTGAGGCCGGTCTGCGCCATAATCTCGATCAGTGGCCGATCGACCGCGTAGCCTTGACGGATCAGTTCGCTCTTGGCCTCGTCATCGAGAAAAGCAGGATTGGGAAGGGCCGGCGCACCAACGGCCTCGCCCTCCCCGTCCCCCGCCATGACCCCAGGGGCGCCCGCCCCGGGGTCAGTCTCGGAATTCAGAACGGGTGACGACAACGGGTCGGCGCTGTCGTCACCCGCCTCAGCCGGACCATCCGGCCGAAGCTCGGGGGACGAAACGCTTCTGGAGGTTTCGTCCCCTTGGGCGTCGGTCTCGTGAGCCGAGACTTCGGCCGCATCAGCCTGCGTGCTCTCCGCAGGCGATTCATCTTCCGGGGCTTCGAAGCCCCAGGCGTCCCACCCGTCGCGCCGGCGTCGAGCGTTGAGTTCGATTTTTGGCAGGTTGGGGAAATGGTGCTCGATCAGTTCGTACGCCCAGTCAGGCTTCTCGCTGTGGGCCCCCTTGGGCGCAGCGATCAGCGACGGCCACTGCGTGCCGGCCGCCGGCGCGGGGATATCGCCGCGAGTGCCGACGAGCAGCAATTCGTGCTGGTTACGATTCCAGAACCCCGTGCCAGGCTCGACCTTGTCCCAGACAAAATGCGTCTTGTAGGCAAAGCCGCGCGCCTCCATCACCAGCAGCGCCTGCGGCAGCATCGGCACCGTGGCCCACAGGAACAGCACGCAGTCGGCTGCCGCCCGGTCGCCCACGGGCCGCGCCGCGATCACCTCGGTGGTCGACGTCGAATAATGATTGTCGGCCGAGCGCGACATGCCCGCCGCGCTGTAGGTCTCGAATTGCCACTCCGGATCTTCGAGAATGACGCCGTAGGTCTTGTCGGGCAGCGCCTGCTGGCGCGCCGCGAGCTGCGCTTCCTTCACCGCGCGCAGGAGCTGCTTGTCGGCGGTCTTCAGATCCTTGATCGGATTGACCACCACGGCGCCGCCGGCCTTGATCTTGGCCCGGGCGGTGGCCAGCACGTCGGCGAACCGATCCTCGTCATATTCGGCCAGCTTCTGCGCCTTGGCCGACAGCTTGTAGGTCACTCCGGCCTGCGCCAATGTCGCCTTGTCGAAAACCCCTGCCGCGCCGTCAGGGGTTTCATGTCCAGCCTTGCGCGGCCGTCCCCCCTGGCTGATCTGCCCGGTTTCCTTGGCGACGATCAGCATTTCGCCCAGCTTGCGCTCGGCGGTCAGCTGCAGCTCCATTGCGTCGGCGATCAGGTCGCGATCCTTGGCCTGGCGGGCATGGAGCGCCATCTGCTCAACCCGCAGGCGGACGCCCATCACCTCGTCGACGCGCTTGGCGTCGGCCAGGGCAGCAGACAGTGCCCGCTTCGCCGCTTCGAACAGCGCAAGCCCTCCCGGCGAGGTGCGAGCCTCTTCGCGAGACAGCCGCCCACTAGGGTGCTGTTCCACGTGGATCGGAGTCGTCGCGATGGAGTTATCGTCGTTCATTGCGCACCCTGTCGATCGAGCTTCACCATTGCGCCGAGGTCGAGCACGCTGTTGGGCGAGGCGCTGTTGGGCGCGACGGCGATCTGCTCGCGTGCCACGGCGATCGCCGCCGCGATCTCGTCGAGCTCGGCCACGTCGAAGGCGATCGTCACCGGATGGTCCGGCTTCCAGCGCTGCAGATGCAGCCGCGCCGGCTTGTCCGGAAACCGCCGCAGCAGGATCTTGAGCGGGCCATCAACGGACATGGCGCCCTCCCATTCTTGACGCACGGCCCGACTTGAGGCGCGTGACCGACGACCGCGGCCGATGGCGAGTCACCAGCCCGCCGACGACCCCCGCGACGAAGAGGGACGCGCCGAGCGCCAGGACAGCGTCGAGGAGCAGCGCATCGATGGCGATGAGGACCGGACTCACGACAGATCCTCCCCGGCCGCGACGGCGCCAGCCATCGCCCGCAGCGCCGCGACATGCCGCTGCACCTCGTCGAGCAGGATGATGATGCGGCCGGCCTCGTCACGGCTGATCTTGCCGTCGGCGAGGTCCTGGACGATCTCGCTGGAGAACCGCCCCATATCCATGATGGCCGCACTGGTCAGTTCAGCCCAGCGCGGCGCGATGTCCCGCCGCGGCAGCGGCAGGAAGGTGCCCCCCGCCAGCGTCGAGAAATACTCGGCCAGCGCCGGCACCTTGAACCGCCCGGCCAGCCGCGCGGCGCTCAGCAGCGACAGGCGATGCTTCTGGTCGTCGGGGTCGATTTCATGGGTGAGCGTGAACTTGCTCTTGCCCTCGAAATTGGCCGCGATCTCGATCCCCTGCCCCGGCGAGCCCTCGGCCTCGCCGATCTGGGTGAAGAACTTCACCAGCGCGTCGAACACGCTGCCGGGTTGGCGTGGCTTCATCGGTCTCACGGCAAAACCCTCCGATTGTTGCGGGGGACATCGTGATTCGGCCATGCGAATGGAACGGCGCTCTGTTCGAGACCCCTTCGATGCATGACGTGCAAATGAGAAAGGCGGACGGTCGGAGCGATTGGCCCGGGCCAGAGCCCAGAACCGATCGCTCGACCGCCCGCCAGTTGTTCGGCCCGAGGGAGGAGGACCAGCGAGCAGCGAGCCTCTATGCGAGACTGCCGCCAACCAGCACAGGCCTGCGCCGCGCGAAGCGTGCTGCGGGACGAGGCTGCAGCAGCGCTTCTCATCGCGCGGAATTTGGGAATGCCGAATGAACAGCTCATGCCGCGGCCCCGTGATGTTCTACGGCTGCGATGGCCTCATGAAACTCGGGACGCTCGACGCCCTCGGGCCAATCAACGCCTTCCGGCCAATTGGCCGCGAACCACGTCATCGCTTTTTCGTACGAGCGGGTATTGAGGTCCTTGCCTTGGGCAATGCCATCGATCCGGTCGCCTCCTCCAAAAACGATCGTGGAGATGCGCGATCTGCTGCGGCCGATGGCGGCGCAGTAGGTATCGGTGACCAGCAAAAGGCGATCTGTAAGCGTCATGCGCTGATTGCTGCGCTAGTTTTAGCGCATGGTCAAGCTAAATATGGCGCGCGATCTGCGCACCTGAAACGCGCTATATTTGACGCATGAACGAGAATCTGGCTGATCGCATCGACGCTCGTCGTAAGGAACTCAAGCTGTCCATTCGCGGACTGGGGTTAAAATCCGGACTGCCCGAGAGCACGATTCGCAACGTCTTGAACGGCACAAGTGACAATCCTCGAGGCGATACCCTGACCAAATTGGCGTTTGGCCTCGACGTCACGGAGCAATGGCTGCTGACGTCCGGCACAGCCGCCGAAGATACCGGCGTTGCCCCACCAAACGGCCCCGGCAATGTGCGCTTTGCGGACGTCCCGTTTCCGGCAATCGGTCAGCTACCCAAAGACGTGCCGGTGCTCGGCACGGTAGCTGGGTCGGAACTCGGCAAAGGCGCTTTCCAGCTGTCCCCCGACGTGGTGGACTATGTGCGTCGCCCGTTCGGCCTGATCGGCATCGGCGAGATTTACGCGCTCTATGTCGAGGGCGAATCGATGTCGCCAAAGTTCGAGCCAGGCGATCTGGTGTTCGTCCATCCCGCCCGGAAGGCCCGCAATGGCGACTACGTCGTGGTGCAGGAGCCCGATAACAATAACGGCGAAGCGCGCGGCTTCATCAAGCGCCTGATCGCCGTCACAACCAAGTTGGTGAGGACCGAGCAGTTCAATCCGAAGGCCACACTCGATTTCGTCATTCGGCCCGGCCTGAAGGTACACAAGGTCATGACAGACGGAGAGCTTTACGGAATTTAGCCAATCAACGGAGGGGAACAATTGGCAAAAATCATTAGACGCGAGACCCGCAAGCGCGGCTTCTTTGGATGGGTATTCTTGCTGCTTTTTTGGGCGTTTAACGCGCTTATGCTTTGGTGGTTGGTTGCAGGGCTCGGCGCCGTAAGCCAGACGCCAGTTCACTCGACTGCAGAGGAGAGTGGCCGAGCTATCGGCGGCTTCATCGGCGGTACCATGGTCATGTTCGTTTGGGTCGCGGGTGCGGTGATCCTGGGATTGTTCGCTCTGCTGACCCGAGGATCCAAGACCATCGTCGAGGAGACTGTGCAGTGAAAACGGCAATTCTGTTCACCGCTATTTCCATCTGCGTCGCTGGGGCTGCACGTGGTGCAATCGCCGCAGATAGTACGGCCCTCGAGGCAGCCTTCAGAATCTGCGCAGCAATTGCCTCCGATGCGGATCGCCTGCCCTGCTACGATCACCTCCGTGACCAAATTGTCGCCGATGTCAGTTCGCCAAGTTCGGCAGAGTCCTCCGTCGAACCCGAGGCGACACCCGGCGACACTGGCCAGTGGATAGTGAAATCGGACACCAACCCAGTAGACGACACCAGAACTGAAACCATCGGCCTTGTCGCCACAGAGGGCCAAGGCACCTTCGGCGAAGCAGTCGTGTTCGTCGCGAGATGCATGTCCAACAAGACCGAGGCCTACATCAACTGGAACGGCTACCTAGCCAGTGACAGTGGCGATTTCGACAGCAATTGGAAAAATGTGACGATCCGGATCGGCGACCAAAAGGCGGTCGTGCAGCAATGGACAACGTCCACCGATGAAAAAGCCACGTTCGCTCCAGAGTGGCCCGGTGACCTGCTGAAAAAAATGGCCGCGTACGACAAGTTCGTCGCGGTCGTAACGCCCTACAATGAGAGTCCCATTACGGCTGTGTTCGACACAAAGGGCATGAAGGCGGCGCTCGAGGGAATCACGAAGACGTGCAACTGGCCGCCAGGCTGATGCCGCGCTATTTTAAGCGCACGCGCTATTGACGCGCTATAAGTAGCGCACTACCTTTCCCTCCAGTCTCAAACACCGGAGGGCGCCATGCTCAACACCGCATCCTACTCAGCCGACCCCGCCTCGCCTGCGATCCTCTGGCGTCATCTCGACGCCGCGAACCGCATGGCGCTCGTCATCGAGCGTTTCCGCTTCGGCATCGACGGCACTTGTACCGAAGACAATTTCCACGCCGAACCCGAAACCTGCGACCTCAGCCTCGACGAGCTGCGCGGCAATATCGGCCGCGCCCAGCAGATCGTCGCCGAGGGCACGCCCGAGCCCACCTATTCGCGCGAGCAGCTGATCGCCCAGGGCGTCACCGCGCTTGCGCCGCTGCTGCCGGCCGTCACCGATTTGCGCGACCGTCTGGCACTCCACAACTTCACCGCCCCGCAGATCGAGGCCCTGTGGCCGCTCATCGCCCGCCGCCTGGCGCAGCGCTTCGACGAGGCCTGTGCGCCCCGCCCCGACCACATCGACATGGGCGACTACGCCCGCGACCAGCTCAGCAAGAACGCGAACTGAGGGGCGAGATGGACAATCACCCGATCCGCGCCGTGGCGGACGTGCTGCGCGAGCGCGAGCGCCAGATCGAGGCCGAAGGCTTCGACCATGCTCACGACGACGCTCATGTCAACGGCGAGCTCGCAGCGGCCGCGGCCTGCTATGCATTCGGGAACTACGAGCGTCGCTATACTGCCAGGCTCCCCAGCCAAAGCGGACCCGTGACCTTTGTACAGGGGATCTGGCCGTGGGCCCCTGATTGGTGGAAGCCGACCACCCGACGCGGCGACTTGGTCAAAGCCGCCGCGCTGTTGCTTGCCGAAATCGAGCGCGTCGACCGCGATGCCGACCGTGCGGCCAACGCCATCCCCGCCCACGACGATCCCCATGACTCTGTTCTGGAGAACGATAAATTCCTCAGTCCAGGGGCTCGTAGATCGCCGTCTCCTCCCGGCACGACAGAAGCGCTGTCTCCATCACACGAAGCGTCGGCACACCCAGGCGAGTTAGGGCGGCCCGCGCTTCCTCTAGAAGTGCGCGTTCGACGTCTCGAACGGCTGCATCGCGATCAACTTCTATGGCTGCGGTAACGGTCACCATGTCCGTCCCGGAGAACGTCATCTTCACCTTCGCAACGGCTCGCAGGCGCCCTCCACGCAGGCCGATGAGCCTGACGGTTTCCATCGTGAGCCACGGCCCATCGGTGTCGTTCATCCGCCCCCTCCCCTCTGTCCACTCCGAACCTTACCCGAAGCTGCGGAGGCTTCAATGCAACGCGACACTTCCCGACTCAAGGGGCACGGCTGATGTGCCTCACCCATGACGATCAGATGCGGCAGGCTGGCCTCGTCCAAAAAACCCCTGCTCGCATGGCAGGGGTTTCCATCACAGCACCTTCTCTGGCGCGCCCGCAGCGCCGGAGCCATCAAGCGCCTGCTGGTGCTCGAGGCGACCCTGGGTAAGATGGTGAAATGACCCTGCTCGGCTTCAAAAAGGAATTCGCCAGCGCCGTCGAGCGCCGCGAAAAGCGCATGTCGATCCGCGCCCGCGACCGGTTCCCGCTTGGCAAGAAGCTGCAGCTCTACACGGGCCTCCGTACCAAGGCGGCCCGCAAGCTCGTCGCCGAGGATCCGACGATCCTGTCGGTCACGCCTATCCGCCTCGGCGGCGCGGCCGGCATCGTCGTCGCCGGCATCGAACTCACCCGCGCGGCGGCCGAGCAACTCGCGATCGATGATGGCTTCGAGACCATCGAGGCATTCGTCGCATTCTTCGACAAAACCCACGGCCTACCATTCGAAGGCGTGATCGTGCGCTGGGGCTGGCCCGAATGAGCGGCGATGACGACGAGCCGCTGACGCTCGACATGGCCTGCCAGGCGATCTTCAAAAACGCCATCCGCCCCGCTACGCTGCGCGCCGAAGCCGAGCGCGGCAATCTCGTCATCGAGCGCATCGGCCGCCGTGACTTCGTCACCCGCGCCGCCATCAGGGAGATGCGCATCAAATGCCAACAGGTCCCATCGGCAAAGGCCCGCGCCTCTGGCTACAGCCCGAGCGCGAGCGCGCCGCCGGCGTCGAGCAGGCCGTCTGGGTCATCCGAGACGGCAAGACTAAGCGTAGCACGGGATGCGGCCCTGCTGACCGTCGAAGCGCTGAGCAGGCCCTCGCCCGCTACCTCGCGGAGAAGTACGAGCCCGCGATCCGGAACGGTGATCCCTCTCAGGTCCTGACCGCCGATATCATCGCGCTCTACGCCCGCGACATCGCCCCCGCGCACGCCCGCCCGAAAGAGACGGGGGCGCGCGTGCGCCGGCTGATCAGCTGGTGGACCGATCCCGAAGCCGCCATGCAGTCGATGCACGACCAGAAGCTGCCGGCCGCAACGATGACGGGTACGATCGCCGACGTCCGTACCGCCACCTGCAAGGCCTACGTGACCTTCGTCGGCGCGACCCGATCGGCGCAGATGGATCTCGAGCTGATGCGCGCGGCCATCAACCACGCGCACCGCGAGCAGCTGCTCGACCGGCCGGTGCCGGTCTGGACACCGCCAAAGTCCCTGCCGCGGGAACGCTGGCTGACCCGCGATGAGGTGGCAAAGCTCGTTTGGGCCGCATGGCGTCATCGCCGCTCGTCAAACGGCCGCAGCGGCGCGGAGGACGAGTGGGGAAGCCGCAAGCACCTGGCGCGCTGGATCCTCATCGCCGCCTATACCGGCACCCGCAAAACCGCCATTCTAAACGCCAGCTTCGAGCGCGCTTTCGGCCGCGGCCACATCGATCTCGACGCCGGCCTCTGGCACCGCCGCGGCGCCGGCGTGCGCGCCACCAAGAAGCGCCAGCCGCCAATCCCCCTGCCCGGCCCGCTGCTGGCGCACATGCGCCGCTGGCAGAAGAACGGCCAGAAGTTTGCGGTGGAGTTCTACGGCAAGCCCGTGGAGCGCATGGACAAGGCATTCAGGCTGCTGGTCGCCGACTGCAAGCTCCATGGCGAGAAGGTCGTGCCCCATACCCTTCGCCACACCTCCATCACCTGGGCGATGCAAGCCGGCATGGACCCATGGGCGGCCGCTGGCTACTTCGGGCTGAACCTTCAGACCCTGACCGAGAACTACGGCCACCACCATCCCGCACATCTGCGCGAGGCCATGGAGAGAATGGCGCGCGCCCGACACACCGGCTAGTCAGTCGCTTTGGCTTAGCCTTCGGAGTTCCACCGAAACAGATTCGATACGAAATTGCACAGTGGATACCACCAAATCAGACGCAAGAGGTGGGCCCGAAGCGACATTGCCTTAAGCGTTTGCGAGTGGATAAGAACTGCCAGCGTAGCGGCGCTGACTTGGCAACTCACAGCGCGGTCCGGATCGACGGGACGAAGCGGCTTCTTGAAGTCGCCTCCCGTCAGGCTGTCATACAGTTCGACAAGGGCTCCGAGGACCTCCCGTTTTATCGACGGTGAAAACCACCGAACCGCCAGAAGATTGTAGCTGGCTAGGTATGCCTGTGAGCCTATCAGTCTCGCCTCTAGCAAGGGGAGGCCTTGCTGTGTCCCGTCGAGCAACCAGTATTCCGCGGCCAGATCAGCTGTCTCTCGTATGGCCGATGCGAACTCGTCGCAAACGGCCTTCTGGTCATCACGCGACGCTTTGACGGAAGTGGCAATGAACGAGGCAGCGGCACCGAATAGCGCCGCGAGAACTAGCTTCCAGAGATCACTTGAAGTTACTTGGCCGACTATTGCTTGCGCGGCGGGGTCGACGAGCTGACTGCTTGCGCTTGTAACGGCCCAGTTTGTCAGTTGGCAGCTCGCGGCTTAGCTTCCCTAACGTACTTGAGGATGAGCTCGCGATAGCTTTCAAAGACCGGGCCAGCGCGGACGATCAGCAACGCGGCGACTTCTTGAGAACTAAAACCGCGTTCGCGCACCAACCCACCAAACGCTTCCTCAAGAAACGACGAGGCGTAACCAACCGCTCCATCGAGGTCGACCGTGAGCCTGTGGCCGCTAGCCTGCGCATCGCGCAT